CAAGAAAAACGTGTTCATATGGGTGCGATTATATGAACTTAAAAACATGGTCACTCTTTTTAGTATAAAATGTTTACCTTCGACAGAGAAACCGCAATAATTGTCGCCATCATAGTGTGTATAGCCGCATCTGCATACATGTATAAAGAACTCAAAAGTACAAAACAAGATCTCGAAGACGTTAAAGGGTTTAACGGGAAACTCGTTTCTTTTTTGTCCAGTCCACCACCATCACCACCAAAAAAAGTGTTTTCAGAATCAACCCAAGTTGAAATTCAAAAAGAAAAAAATCAAGATAGCGAAGAAGAATCCTCAGAATAATCATCTCGCTCAATTATAACTTGCTAATGAGCAATGAAGAAATACAAGGCAATAGCTATTCCTGTAACGTTTACGGGTGATAAACCAAAGTTTCTCACTGTCCGGGATCGACGATTCAAAGATTGGATATTCGTCACCGGAGGGTGCAGGCGAAGAGAAATACCTAACCCTCTAAGAACGGCTCTAAGAGAACTCGAAGAAGAAACCAGGGGAGTCATTTCTCTCAAAAAAGGCGAATATACAAGCTATAAGTTTACGGTAAAAGAAAGTCCAGGCGTTGAATTAGAATATAACGTGTTCGTGTTTTTCGTAAATTATACTTTACAAGAACAAAACGAACTCATACGAAAATTCAACGAAGAAAAACAGAAAACAAATTTGAAAAAAGCACAGAAACAACCCATCAAGAGAACACACGATGAAAACGATTTCATGACTTTTGAAACACTCACGGAGTTTAACACGAAAAAACAGTGGGATCGTATAGTTAAAAACATACTAAACAACCCCGAATTCTACGCGTGTGTAACTTCAGTCGATAGAAAAACCTTCTCTATAAAATAAATAATGAAGTCGAAAGCTTACATTCTTCACCAGATAAAAGAACTTCTCGTAGATAGACACGGGTACACACAGGCTAAAGCAGAAAGGTACGCGGAACTACACAAGGAAGATAAAGTTTATGAACTTCTCGTGTTAAAAAAGTCTTTATCTGAACAGGAAGAGTACCCGGAAGTGTCCTATAGAAGATCTATATGGCACCACGAGTATGAAGAAGACTAATATAAAAAAATAAATCTAATAATTGGTAAGTATGTTTAAACAATGGTGTAGAGAACAGGGATTCTCTAACGGATCCAATTTATCACATGTGCTCATGGACGGTGGTGTCCTTTCCGTGCCATTTGATAGATTGAACGAATTTTACGAAAAGTACGTAGATGCATATAACTCCGGCGAAAAGATATTCGTCGTCGAACAAAAAACCGAAAACTATAACTTTTTCGTCGATCTCGACTATAAAGACGAAGACGAAATGACGTTTGGTGAAGTGGAAAGTGTGTGTAAAGTCATATGCGATAAGGTTAAAAAGTTTGGCGGTAAAGAAGCACTCGTTTCCGTAGCCGCACCCAAACCCGCAGGACACCTCATAAAAACGGGTATACACATTAATTGGCCTGATTTTGTTGTTAATAGACCATCGGCTATAGCCCTAAGACAACATATCATTAACACACTTAACTTAGTGTATGGCTCTAAACAATGGGACGATATAGTAGACGCTTCCGTATACGGAAGTTCAGAAAGAAAAACGAAAGGAAGCGGTTTTCGAATGCCGTGGTCACACAAAAAAGGGAAACACGAAGCGTGTTCAGGACAAGGGTGTACCTTATGTAACGACACCGGTAAAGAAGTTCAGGGTGAGTACAGACCCATTTTTATTTACAGGTGCGGACCTTTTAGCATGTTAGAAGCGATAGAAGGACACATCGCAAATACTAAAATCATGCATATGGCTACACTCAGAACACAATGTAGTGTTCCGGTGATCGTAGAAGGTTCAAACATAAAAAAGGAAGGTGAATTTACAGCAAATGAAATAAAAAACGAGTTCAAAGATCAAGAAGTCATTTCAAACCTAGAACAGTTCATAAGAAAACACCTCGAAGGTCAAGGTATGGCTAAAATTACAAAAATTTACGAACACGAAGGTAGGTTTCTCGTTTCAACAACATCACACTATTGCGAAAACCTTAAACGATCACATAACTCAAATCACGTATGGTTTAGTGTTTCTAATGGTAAAATAACACAAAAGTGTTTTTGTAACTGTGAAACCATGAAAGGAAGATTTTATGGGTTCTGTAAAGATTTTACAGGAAGACGACACGAACTACCACCATCCATACTAAACAAACTCTACAAAGACGGTAAAATAGATAAATTTCTAGAGAAAAAACCAAAAAAGAAAGAGGTCAATGTTATTAAACATCAAGATACAGAGGAAGTTAAACACTTGCTCAGTTCCTTTATAAAAAAACACGTCGTAAAGGGAAAAGACGTTCCTGTTACGAAAATAGAAAAGAAAAAACCAAACCTCTTTTCAGTATCAACATCTTACACGTGTGAAGAGTGTCACTCACAAAACATTCAGTTTCAAATTCTAAAAGGAAAACTCGAACAAAAGTGTAAATGTAGAACGCGCATACATGTGCTTACAGATAAAATAATAACTAAATTATAGAACAACAACATGTTACCTGTTGTCTTTTTAGCGTTTGTAATATACATTACGTCTTCTTTAATTAAACCAAAAAACAATACAGAACAGATTAACTCGCTCATAAAAGAGTCACTAAAGTATTCGGGTATAAACAAAGTCGCTTATAAAGACTTTTTAGTCAACATTAACATGGCTTTAGAGTATAATAAACACGTAGAACAGTCAAAAAAGTTTTTACACAGGGCAATAAACAATCTCGATGAAATAAGTCTCAGTAGCGTTTCAGGTGATATGGGAGTACAAGAAGAAATAGATACCTTAACTGTTAAACTACTCGCTTATTTCAACGAATTACACGTTAGAAATGAAATACAACGTGTAAAATACTTAAAAGAAATGTATAAATATAAGTTATAATGACAATACGAACGCGTTCGGGTAGAGTTTCTAAAGTACCAGAAAGATTAGAGTTATTCGAAGAAATCGAAGACGATTACAAAGAAGACGAATACGATTCCGATGTGGATCTTCTCGAAACGGACGACGAAGATTTCTTAGAAGAAGAAGATAGTGACGAAGATGAAGAAGACTACTCGGATTCGGACGCAGACGAAAACGGGAACTTGAAGGATTTTGTCGTCGACGATGACGACGAAGACGAAGATTATTTGGAAGACGAAGAAGACGAAGAAAGTGAATACTCAGATGAGTAATAATGAGCTTAAAAAAATAGAATTATCTTTATATAATGGAAGCCGAAGTTGGAACGCCCATAGAGTATAACCCTACAGAGTTCGATAACACACAAAAAGAAAACGATGATATTGATGATCGGGGACGTAACGAGGAAGACGAGTATTACGTTCCACATCAAAATTATTATCAACAACCATTACCACCTTTACAAACACAACAATCAAACGATATATTTTCAAATTTAGATAAAACGGGGTACATTATTATTTTTGTTGCCTTTTTACTCGGTTTTTTCATGGGTAAAACCATGCAACCCGTCATTCTCAGACCTGGATAGATTTACCTTGTATCCATAAATGTTCCGAAGGTGTTTGTTGACCTTCAAAACTACCAATAGGTCCGTAAACAGGTTCAGTAAAGTATGCTCGACTCACTATGAGTGGGTCTTTCATAATGTCCGTAGCAACATCAGATGCAGTAACATCCTCACTTACTTTATTTTTTTGATCTCTATACAATCTTAAAAATAAATTAATTGAAAAAAGTACAATAAGAATGGTGATTATGTTCAATATAATACTCAACATACTTACATTTATATAACAAAATTATTTTTTACGGTTCCGAAGTGACTTCCTCTTCGCCATCATCCTTAGATTCTGTAATTTCAGCCTCTTCAGCTTTCGCCTTCTCGGCATCAAACTTTTCCATTGCCTCTACTGAATTAAACCCTCTCTCTTTAGCCTCTTTTTCTAATGCAGCTTTAGCATCCGCCTCGCGTTTCGCGCGAACCTCCTCCATCTCCTTAGCAACAATTGCATCAGCCTCCTTGACGAGTTCTTCCATTGGTGCATCCGGCTTTTCCTTTTGGAGACGCTCGAGAACTTCGGCTGGGTGACTGACCGGAGACTCGTCAGGTTTCGTATAATACTTGGAGTTCTCATCACCCGGTTTAAACATATTCGAACTTCCTATCATATCACGTTTTCGTTCCGCAAACATCTTTGCCGCCATAGATTGATTTTCTCTGTATCCCGTCATGAGTTCCTCGAGCTTTTCGTTCGTATAGTGAACGTCCTCGATCTTCGCCGGATCGGGTGGGATTAACAACCACTTATACATATCGACGACATAAATATCAAAAGTAGAGTCTTCTTTTTGAAGACGTTTCGCGTGTGAAGCCGCTTCGTCGCGACTTGCAAATGCACCTCTAATCTTGATGCCAAACTTATCGTTTTTTTGTGGTGCTTCTGGACCAACGACCGAAAGACACGCGTAAAGTTGACCGGGTACGGTAGTATAATCTTGTTCGAGAGACATTATTATATACAAAACAAGCTTAAAAACTTTAAGCCCTTTATTTTATATAGTATGATACACGAGTTTTGGAATAAACAACCCGTTCCTCAAGATAAAGTTGTTTTTGAAAAAGATGGTGAAATAGATTCATCGAGAGAACTTAGGTACGAAAAAAACCCGTTACCCGAAGGGTACGAATGGAGTTCGTGTACCGTAGAAGAACTTTGCGAATTTCTAAAAGAAAACTATATTCGCGACGATTTTTTCGAGTTTCACTATTCGAAAGAACTTGTAAAATGGGCAATACAACCACCAGGGTACCGCGACGAATGGAATCTCGCTATTCGTAAAAAGAACGATAAAAAACTCGTATCGTTTATGTCGGGTATACCTTTACGCGTTCGCGCGAATGAAAAAACGTTAAACATGCTCCAAATAAATTTTTTGTGCGTTTCCGAACAACTTAGGGATTCCAAGTTTACACCCATACTCATAGGCGAACTCAAAAGGCGTATGAATTTACAAGATATTTGGCAGGCCGTATATACCGTCGTAAAAAGGTTACCTACACCAATCGCTAAAGTCAAGTATTGGCACAGACTCATAAACGTAAAGAAATTAAACCGCGTAGGGTTTTCTAACGCACGAGAACAGACGTACCGTATTTTAGGTACCTCACAGTTTAGGGAAATGACTGAACACGACATTCCGAGAGTCACGCAAATGTTACGCGACCATTTAAAAAAGTTTAAACTTTCACTCGATATAGACGAATCGTACGTCAAACACTGGATTCTACCTCGTAAAGATACAGTGTATACGTACCTAAACGACGAAAAAGATCAATTCGCCACGTTTTATAGTTTGGATTACGTACACAAACCAAGTGGTGAAACCATAAAACAGGCGTACACGTTCTATAACGTTGGGAACTGTTTAAAAGATGCCATAATCATGGCGCGCAATCGCGGTTTCGACGTATACAACTGTGTAAACGTAGGCGTAGACGACGAAGAACTTCGCGAACACAAGTTCATGGAAGGTACGGGGCACAACCACTATTACCTCTGGAATTGGAAAATGAGTGAAGAAATACAACCTAATAATATCGGTTTTGTTATAATTTAACATGTCCATGCACGAGCACCTCCGTTGTTGTAGATGAAGGGTCTTTGCTATGTATCGCACGTCTCGCGGGTACATCTTTTACCTCGTACCCTTCAAAACTACTCGTTACGAGGTATACTTTCGCATTTGATAACACAAAATCAATTTTAGAACGTTTTAATAAATTAAACAAATCTCTATGATCGTCTAAACTAAACCCGTCTTTCGTATACCCTACAAAACTCGTAACACTTTCCGGTGCGTACGGAGGGTCCGCGTATATAAAATCACCATCGTTTACGGTTTGTGCAAATGCGGCTCTAAAATCACACCACTTGAAAACCACATCTTTTATAAGCTCTTGTATTTTTACCAACTCGTCTAGTGATACCACTAACGGTGTACTTTTATAGTGTCCATACGGTACGTTAAACCCGTTAGGACCTTCCCTATATACACCCCTAAAACACGTTTTGTTCAGAAAAATCAGTGTTGCCGCGTGTACAGGTGTAGTGGGTACGAGTTCGTTATACTTTTTACGTACCCAATAATAGTAACTTTCCTTCGATGTTAAACCTTCCTCTTCAGTTTCCGGTTTACGATTTACTTCCGTACCGATTCGCGTATCGTACGTGGTAAAGAGTTCGAGTAAATGGTCGTGTACTTCCTCGGGGTTCGTTTGGATTTGTCTATACATGTTAATGAGTTTTTGGTTTTTATCGTACGCGTATACTTTACCTTTTACGGTAATATCTTTACTCGCGAGTAAACCGAAGAGAACGCTTCCTCCACCCACGAATAGTTCGTGATAGTTCTCTATTTCTCTAGGGAACGATTCGAGAACGGTATCGAGAATTTGCGTTTTACCACCGACCCATTTAATGACAGGTTTCATTTGTATTATATACTATTCTTGTTTTTAATTAACCTTAGTTAGAGACTTGATTGTATCTTATAATAAGAAAATGTACTCAAACGAATTACAGAAACACGCAGCTTCGCATGGTTGCGAATTACCCATGAAAAAATACGAGTCGTTCCCTAAAGAAGTTATCGATATTTATGAATCAAACGGTGTATTGAAATATTTACCAGGCTTACGTTCGGGGAAAGGTCAAGCATTATGCTTTATGTCTGAACGGTATCTAAGAAATGGGAACTTTTTTCTTACACGTGAAGACTGTGAAGCTTTTTGTGCGAGTGTTGGAATTCGAAGTAGCGATTGCATTCAACATTTCAACAAGCAAAATCTATTTCGCGTTAAAAATCTAAAAAAGGGATACTCTTTGAAGTACCCGTTCGAGTTAAAAAAAAACGACCTTCTAAAACGAGAAAACGTTGAAAAAAATGTAAAACTCGCGGGTTCCAAAACTGATCAAATTTGCGCAGTGAAATCGTTTTGGACAAAAAGAGCGAATCAACTTCTACAAGAAGCAAATTTCTATCTTCGTTTATTAAGGTATGAACGTGATAAAAACCTCTACAATCATTTCGAGAGAAAAATGCGTAAAGTGAAAGACATCGTTGAAAATATATTGGACGTAGAGGAGAACGATTGGCAAATAGGGCACCTCCGAGCTCAAGGTGGTAATGAGCCTGAAAATCTCCGCTGGCAACCACCAATCCAGGCTCGATATCGAGACCGATACATATTCAACGAGTATTTCGAAAAATTAAGAATATAGTTAAAGTTAACGTTTTAATATTAAATAATTACCATGGAAAATCAAATACTATACGAAAACTGTTTAGAAGGTATGAAAAAAATAGAAGACAATTCAATAGATATGGTATGCACAGACCCACCTTACTTTTTAGACGGGTTAGGTGACGATTGGGATAAGAAAAAACTCGATAGTAGAGGCGCGTCGTCCGTAGTAGGTAATCTTCCCAAGGGTATGAAATTTGACAGAAACCAATCTAAAAAATTTAACACGTTTTATAAAGATATTTCAAAAGAAGTTTTTAGAATACTTAAACCTGGTGGTGCATTCATATCTTTTAGTAGTTCTAGATTATACCACTCCATGGCAATGGCTGTAGAAGATGCTGGATTCGAAATAAGAGATATGCTCGCATGGGTATATAAACAGTCACAAGTAAAAGCATTCTCACAAGATCATATTATCAACAAAGACAAAACACGAACACCCGAGGAAAAAGAAAAATTAAAAGAATTATGTAAAGATTGGAGAACGCCCCAACTTAAACCCGCTATGGAACCCATGTGTTTAGCAATTAAACCAATAGAAGGTAGATACATAGATAATTTTGAAAAATATGGAACAGGACTCATGAACACATCTGAAGAAACGAAAGTATCCGGTAAATTTCCCATGAATGTTATGACAACGGACGAAAACGTACTCGACCAAGTTTTTCTAATAAACAAACCTTCTAAAAAAGAAAAAGGGGATTTCAATACACACTTATCAGTAAAACCAGTTGAACTCATAGAACAGTTAATTAAATTATTCACGCGTGAAAACGCTTTAGTTCTTGACCCATTCATGGGAAGTGGTACAACCGCAATAGCTTCTATAAACACAAAAAGAAAATATTTAGGTTTTGATATAAATAAGGAATATGTGGATATATCTAATAAACGAATTAACTCCATTTGAAAAATAAAAACGTATAATAATAGAAATGAAAAGTCCTATACAACTTACCCAAGACACTATAAATATCATAGATAAACAATTAAACTCCTTGGGTGAAATACAAATTAAATTAAATAGTATGAAAAGAGAACTCGAAATTCAAAAATCAAAAGTTATAAAAAATCAAGATAACATAATCAGGGATACCAGAACCGCGTCACCTTTAAAACAAAATACACCGCGTAAAAAATAACCTTAGTGAATTAACTTCATTTAAAAAAGAAAAACATCTATAAATAAATGGAGGAGATACGCAAGTACCATAACGAGGCCAAGCGTCTCCTCATCCAATCGGCTACCCGCGAAGGCGACAGTATTTTGGATGTAGGATGTGGTTTCGGCGGCGATCTCCAAAAGTGGCGACACGTCGGGGCAAACATAAGCATGTGTGAACCCAACCCCGAATCACTCAAGGAGGCTAAGTCGCGCGCCAAGAACATGAAAATACGCGTCAACTTTTACGAGGGTGATATATTCGCGTGTCCCCAAAGAAAATACGACGTCGTATGTTATAACTTTGCGTTACACTATATATTTGAAACGAAACAGTTATTTGAAACGTCACTCTTAGCCATTAAAAATAGAATTAAACCCGGGGGTCGATTCATAGGAATCGTACCGAATTCCGATAAAATTATCATGAACACACCCGTAAGAGACGATCTCGGGAACTACTTTTTAACGAAAGAAACGAGTTCGGGGAACTTTGGGGAAAAGTTATACGTCCACTTAGCCGATACACCGTATTATGCCGACGGACCTAAGGTCGAGCCCATTGCACACAAAGACATGCTATTTACACGTATGGAAGATTTGGGGTTTACTTTAACATTATGGGAAGATCTTAAAGGGAACCCGGTTTCGGATTTGTATAGTAAATTTTGTTTCGTGTTTAGGAAATGATCAGACTTTTTCATGAGTCCATATTTATCACACCCTTTAACGTCTATATTTTCCTCTTTTAATCGAATTATTTATATTAGTAGCGTTTTGTTGATTTCTGGGTTCAGGAAATTCGTTAACACTAATCTTTTTTACAATTTCTCTACGAATGTTTTGTGGTAAATTAGGTAAATTTGGACGTTTAACTGTTATTACGGACAATTGATTTCTAAAGTAACTATAATTTACAAATTTAGTGTTTTGATTTTTAGAAATAGTTAAACCATTACGTTTTATTCTCTCATCTATATATCTAAGGTCTGGGTTACCAGACACTACAAGAGTTCTTAATTTTTTAAGGCGACTTATATATTCTCTCGGTAACGATTCTAATTCATTATTGGACAAATTAAGTATATTTAAATTTTTAAGTTCACCGATTGATTCGGGTAACGATATTATATTATTTTCACTCAAATTAAGTTTCTCTAACTTTGTAAGTTTACCGATTTGTGCTGGTAAAGGCCTCAAATTATTTTGACTCAAATCAAGTTCCCTTAAATTTTCAAGTTTACCGATTTGCGGTGGTAAAGCTGGCCTGTTATTATTTAAACTAATTAACATATTATCGTTCAATTTAAGTACCTCTAACTTTTTAAGTTTACCGATTGATTTGGGTAACGATATTATATTATTATCACTCAGATTAAGAATTTTAAGGTTTTTACATCGAAAAATCTCTTCTGGTACATGGTCTAAAGAAGCACTACTTAAATTAATTTCAATTAAATTTGGAAGTTTACTGATTTCTCTTGGTAATGGTCCTCTATGATGACTCAAATTAAGTTTGTTAACATTTAATCTATTGACACCTAGTGGCCTGAGGGCATTAAGTACTGCATTGTTACTTATATTGTTACTGTTACGGTTACTGTTACGGTTACTGTTACTACTCATATACCTTTACCTGATATTATTTCTATTAGTACGTCTACTCTGAGCGGCATTACCCGCCTTTTTTCGAATGGTTTTTGGTGTGTTTGGTGTTTTTGGTTTGTTGTTTATTTTCGGTGTTTTTGGTGTTTTAATTGAACTTTTAATTCGAGTTGTTACTTTTTCTATATTTTTCGTGTTACGTTTTAATTTTATTTTCTCTATTATTTTACTTAAAGGATTTTTAGTTTTACTAAGAGGTTTTGTTACAGGTTCAACGTTAGAAATTTTTTTTGCTATTAGATTTTTAATATTTTTCGGTAAAAAAGGTAAATGTTTTCGTTTATTAATACCCGATAATTGGTTTTTATAATAATTGCTATAATTATATTTTTTTTCATAGAAGACATTAGGATCGAATGATTTATAATGATGGAAAACGGTAATGTTTTTATTTTTTAGGATATAAGGTATTGTAAGGTTTGGGTTTCGATTCGCGATAATACTTATATTTTTAAGTTTAATAATCTCTTTTGGTAACGTTTTTAATTTATTATTATCCAAATTAAGTTTCTTAAGATTTTCACAAAGACCGATTTGTGGTGGTAAAGATTCTAACGCATTATCACTTAAATCAAGTTTCTCTAAGTTTTTAAGGAGACCGATTTGTGCTGGTAACGATTTTAACTTATTATACTTCAAAAGAAGTACCCTAAGGTTTTCAAGCTTACCGATTTGTGGTGGTAATGTAGTTAATTTATTAAATCCCAAAGAAAGATACTCTAGTTTTTTAAGGTTACCAATTTGTGGTGGTAAAGAACTCAAACTATTTCCATTCAAAGAAAGATACTCTAGTTTTTTAAGGTCACCGATTTCTGGTGGTAATTTGGTTAATACATTTCTTAGAACAAGACGTGTAATATTCATGTTCGTAACACCGAGGTTACGAAGCGCCTGTGGGACATTGGAGTTGGAGTTACTCATATACCTTTACCTGTTATTATTATTTCTATTAGTACTTCTACTTTGAGCAGAGTTACCCGATTTTCTTCGTATCGCGTTTAAATTGTTTGAATTGTTTGAATTGTTTGGTGATTTTGGTTTGTTATTTGTTTTCATCTTATTTAGTTTTTTCGCGAGAGTGTTCGGTGTTTTTGGTTTTACAAACTTGACGAACGTTAAGTTTTTTCTAAAGACTTTTTGTCTAGTAGTCGGATCATTAAATAATTCTATATTTTGTTCATAAGTATAAATGTCGTTAATGAAATTTTTAATTTTATCATTCGTAAGATTTGTCGGTATTCCCCAATTTTTTTTATTATAAAATAATGTCATAAGTGTTTCTTCCGTATAATAGTGTTTACCAAATTTAACGGCATTGTTACCTACATTAAAATTTGTAAAAGATATGTGATCCTTATGATTATAATTATTTTTGTTGAGGTAAACTTTTTTTCTTGGAATTATAAATTTAGTGTTTTGATTTATATAAATAGTTAAACCGTTACGAATAAGACTCCCGTTTATATATTTAAGGTTTGGGTTTTTTGACAATTTAAGTTCCTTTAATTTTGTAAGGTCACCGATTGATTCTGGTAAAGATGTTAATTTATTACTGTACAAATCAAGTTCCTCTAACTTTGTAAGTTTACCGATTGATTCTGGTAACCGTTCTAATATATTAAAGCCCAATGCAAGTTCCTTTAACTTTGTAAGTTTACCGATTGATTCTGGTAAAGATTTTAAGTTGTTATATTGCAAATAAAGTGTCTCTAAGTTTTTAAGTTTACCGATTTGTGGTGGTAACCGTTCTAATTTATTATCGAACAAATAAAGATGCTCTAATTTTTTAAGGTTACCGATTGATTCTGGTAACCGTTCTAATTTATTACCGAACAAATAAAGATGCTTTAACTTTGTAAGTTTACCGATTGATTCTGGTAAAGATGTTAAGTTTTTTTCACTCAATTTAAGAAATTCAATATTTAATCTATTGATACCGAGTGCCCTGAGGGAATTGGGGACGTTACTGTTACTACTCATATACCTTTACCTGTTATTATTATTTCTATTAGTACGTCTACTCTGAGCAGCGTTACCCGCTTTTTTTCGTATCGTGTTCGGTGAGTTTGGCTTGTTTGGTGTTTTTGGTTTTACAAACTTGACGAACGTTAAGTTTTTTCTTAAGACGTTTTGTCTAGTCATCGGATCATTAAATAATTTTCTATTTTGATCACTCATATAAACCTGTTTAATATTTGTATAATTGTTTGGTGCCATTTGTATAATTGTGTTTTCCTTATAATAGTGTCTACCAACTTTAACGGCATTATTACCTACCCTAAAATTATTATAAGATACCGGATCCATATTATTTTTGTTGAGTTCCACGTTTCTTCTTCTTATTTGAATCGGTGGATAAAAATTAGTACTTGAATTCTTCACAATACGTAAACCGTTACGATAATAAAGATTTGCGTTTATATATGTAAGGTTTGGGTTTTCTCTCAAATCAAGTTGCTTTAAGTTTGTAAGGTTAACGATTTGTGGTGGTAAAGATGTTAATCTATTCTTATACAAATCAAGTCTATTTAAATTTTCAAGGTTACCGATTGATTCTGGTAAAGATGTTAACTTATTATGGTCCAAAAAAAGTCTATTTAAATTTTCAAGGTTACCGATTTGTGGTGGTAAAGAACTCAAAATATTTCCACCCAAATTAAGTCTATTTAAATTTTCAAGGTCACCGATTGATTCTGGTAAAGATGTTAACTTATTATGGTTCAAATAAAGTTCCCTTAAATTTTTAAGTTTACCGATTTGTGATGGTAACGATTCTAATTTATTATTGCCCAAAGAAAGATGCGTTAAATTTGTAAGTTTACCGATTGATTTTGGTAAAGATGTTAATTTATTACTACTCAAACTAAGTCTCTTTAAATTTGTAAGTTTACCGATTGATTCTGGTAACAATTTTAAGTTTTTTTTACTCAATTTAAGAACTTCAATATCTAATCTATTGATACCGAGTGCCCTGAGAGAATTGGGGACGTTACTGTTACTGTTACTGTTACTGTTACTACTCATATACCTTTACCTGATATTATTTCTATTAGTACGTCTACTCTGAGCAGAGTTACCCGTTTTTTGCTTTTTAGTAGGTGGTTTGTTATTTTTTTTATTGGTAGGTGGTGGTTTTACAAACTTGACAAAATTTAAGTTTCTTCTAAATAATGGTTGTCGTGTAAATGGATTTGAAACGATTTTTGTGTTTGGACTAAGATAGTATAAAGTGATAATATTAGTGATATTAGTAGATGGGTTTTTCTCTTTTATCCATTTTAGAAGTGAATTTTCAGTTAAGTACCTATTGTATCCGAGGTTTAAGGCATTATTACCGACACTGAAATTATACCCAGATATAGGATCGTTACGGTTAGTGTTTAGGGGTACGTTTTTTCTTGGAATTATAAATTTAGTACTTGAATTCTTCATAATACGTAAACCGTTACGATAAAGACTACCGTTTATATATGTAAGGTTTGGGTTATTTTGCAAATTAAGAAACTTTAAGTTTGTAAGGTTACCGATTGATTCTGGTAAAGATGTTAAATTATTACCATACAAATTAAGAAACTGTAAGTTTTTAAGGTTACCGATTGATTCTGGTAAAGAACTCAAAATATTTCCACCCAAACTAAGTCTATTTAAATTTTCAAGGTCACCGAATGATTCTGGTAACGATTCTAATTCATTATAGTCCAAATAAAGTTCCGTTAAGTTTGTAAGTCTACCGATTTGTGATGGTAAAGAACTCAAAATATTTCCACTCAAATTAAGATTCGTTAATTTTTCAAGGTCACCGATTTGTGGTGGTAAAGATGTTAACGTATTATTATTATGGTTCAAAAAAAGTTCCTTTAAGTTTGTAAGTCTACCGATTTGTGATGGTAAAGATGTTAATCTATTACCATCCAAATGAAGTACTTCTAACTTTTTAAGGTCACAGATTGATTCTGGTAAAGATGTTAATCTATTACCATTCAAATGAAGTACTTCTAACTTTTTAAGGTCACCGATTGATTCTGGTAAAGATGTTAATTTATTACTACTCAAACTAAGTCTCTTTAAATTTGTAAGTTTACCGATTGATTCTGGTAACAATTTTAAGTTTTTTTTACTCAATTTAAGAACTTCAATATCTAATCTATTGATACCGAGTGCCCTGAGAGAATTGGGGACGTTATTGTTATTACTCATATACCTTTACCCAATTTTTTTTGTTCCTCTATGGTAAGTAAGTAATATAGGATGTTACTCGTAATACTCCTCGTACTAATAAACGCGTTTTTGTTTATCAATACACGCGAACCCAAAAAACTCACAGAGGTTCGCGAAAAGTATAGAATACTCAGGGAACACATAGAAAAAACCAATAACGAAGATTTCAAAATGTTGTGTAAAGAAATTCCGATCACCGCTCACCACCGGTTAAACGGGTCTATTGGGTATAACGTGAATAAGGGTAACGATATAGGTATATGTATAGACGGTGAACCGAACGAAATATTTCACGTACTTTTACACGAACTCGCACACTGTACCGTCGACGAGTATTCACATAGTAAAGACTTTTGGGACAATTTTCATAAACTTCGCGAAATGTGTATCTCTCTAAACATATACCAAGAAATACCACAAAGAACCAAATTCTGTGGTAAACATGTTCAGGATAAATAAAATAATCTTTATTATTAATATATTAGTATGTCGTATTCAGCTCGTAAATCCGATGTTCTTTACTTAATAATACTTATGAATCTTACCGCATTTTCAACGAGTTTGCCCCTCTTTTTTAACGACGCGTGGGTAAACTTGTTTTTAACAACGCTCGTAACACCTTTCGTGTTTATGTTAATAGGGAGAGGTGGTGAATTTAGTCGTCTCGGACTCGATTATAAATTCTTTTTACTAACCATGTTCTTTACCCTAGGCTTAACCGCGGCTGTATTGGGTGGTTCTAAAAAAGTTAAATCGGATTACGAAAAGTATGGTAAAACTACAGAAAGTACAGGTATGGTTGCTGGACTTCGTGCAGTATTTCTAACACTTGGTATCGTGTTATCCTACATGTTACTAGGTGGTGAATCTATGTATTCATCCATGGTTGTTAATAACAACGTTTAATTAAATTACAAATATTTTTTAGCTATGAAAAAGGCTAAAGCGGCAACCAAACCGGTAGACGCTAAACCAACAGCACTTCTGTTCCCGTGGTCGTTAAGAAACGACGGTACGAAGTTTGCGAGTTTTTCTTGAACTGGCTTACTTATCGCTATCGCCGTACACGCAGCTACAACGAGAGCTTGAAACTGTTCATCCGTCAAATTGAATGGATTACTACCCGACTCACCTTGTTTTTGTTGCGTCATTTGTGGTTGTGGTTGTTGTTGTGCCATCATCATTGGCGCTTGCATTTGCATTTGCGTCATTCTTGGATCTTGTGCCATCATGGGTGGCTCGAGTGGAAGTTCCGTTTGACCCATTATATCTGAAATTGGAGTAGAGTCCATAGTCTGTTTATTTTCACTCATATTTTTTTCCATGATATTATTTTGCGGTGGTGGAGACGGTGGTGTGTTCGGTATAAAATTGGTGGACTGATTATTGTTTAAATTCACCATACCATCATTGGAATCAGATAAATTCATAGTATACACGTCGGTCATTAATTTAGTCACAGTTTTTTAGACTCGGTCACTGACGCATTCATCACCTGAGTGTAAAACATATCGTGGGTACATGCTCAAAAATGTGTTTAAAACCCTGGGTAAAACTTCCTTTTTTTCACGTTCGGGTATAGAATCGTTAAAATATATACGTTTCGAATCGTGGCATACATTTATGTACATGTAGTAACCACCACCTGATGAAAGTTCGTTAAATTTTTCGTATGGGTACACCATTCTTGAATTACATATTCGTCTGATAAAGTTCATTTATTTCTTTTTAGTAACTTTAAATGGTGTATTTTTTTTAACTGATTTAGGATCACCGACTTTCATGTTGCCGTGTTTTGGGTTAAACATCTTTTTATGGGTTTGCCAATACTGTGGAGCACCTACCTTGAAGTTTTTTCTAAGCGTCGCCTTGTACCAAAAAACACAATCCTCTATCCTGTTACTTTTGGATGTGTTATCTAAAACCAAACACTCGTAGTTCTCCGTACACGAATCCATAACCTTATTGAACATTTCGAAACTTGGAAAAATCCCAAAGAAATTTTTAAACAATTTTTCTCTGTTCTGAATAATATTTTCACGTAAAATGAAGACGTAATCAATGTTTGCCCTGAGTGCTGGTGGTAAATCCATACAGTATTGCATGGTAAGCATGAAAAATATCTTCCAGTGTCGCCCATTCATAAAACATTGGCGAATACACGTATCTTTCATAAACTTCGAGTCGTACATACAATCATCTAAAAGCAAAAAAGCACCACAATTTGTTTTACCGGCACCTACCAATCTTTTCTGTCTATCCATAACGCGTTCAATAGCTTCCCTATCGTAATCACCATAAATGAAAAGATCCGGTATATACTGTTGATAATAGTGATTACCTTCTTCAGTCGCAGATAAAACTATACCCGCAGGTAAATGTTTTTTGTGATACAGGATATCCGTAACGAGTGTCGATTTACCCGTGTTACGTTTACCAATAAAAACACACACCTTATCGTCAGCCATGTTTTCTGGTTTGAATTTTCTCAACTGAAGATTCATCTACTATATCGTGTCGTTTTATTTCATAAAATTTTACTCACATAGAGTAAGAATGGCTGGTCGTTTAAACCTCGCTGTTACGGGAGTCCAGGATCAATGGCTCACTGGCGAACCGGAATTTTCGTATTTCCTGATAAATTTTAAGAGACACACTAAATTTTCAATAGAAACCATAGAAACACCGTTCGATGGTGATATCGATTACGATACGGTAATGGAGTGTAACATTCCCAAAAACAAAGGGGATCTCATACGAAGTATGATGCTCAATTTTACTTTACCGAAACCAACAACAGAAAATAAAACGTTCGAAGTTACCCAATCTGGTTTAAAATACTATATAAATGGTGTTCAACAAGATACACTCACACTTTACGAAGGTTCTACGTATACATTTAACGTAAACACAGTTGGACATCCATTTTGGTTTTCGGAAACTCCTGATGGTAGAGATGGTGGTGTTATCCAAACACCTTATACAGATGGTGTTACAGGTTCGGGTGCAGAACAGAGTACTGTTACTTTTACCGTACCTAATAACGCACCATCGACTTTATATTATTACTGTGAAGTTCATTCTAATATGGGTGGTCAAATAAACATACGTGATATAAGGTATAATAAATCTATAGGATCAAGAATAATAGACTATGCCGATCTTTTGATTGGTGATCAGACCATAGAGCGTATTACGGGTGAATATATATACATGTATGACCAAATACACAGTAACAAAGACGACATAGACCAAACTCTTTACTTCTTAACGGGACACGATAATTATATAGCAGTTTCTTACGATTGGGATTACAAGGTATTTTTACCGTTTTATTTTTTTAGACACCCAAGTTTAGCTATACCCGTATGCGCTCTTACCAAACAGCGCGTCAAAGTACGCATAAAGTTTAAAAAGTTGAATGATGTGACTGTAACTTACAGAAGAGACACTAATACTATATCAAGTCCACCTTCCGATGTTTCTTCTTCTATTAAAAAGGTATCACTTGCCACAGATTTCTTTTTCGTCACGGAAGACGAAAAAAACTTTTTAATGTCTAGACCGATAGAATATGTCATTACACAACTCCAAATGTCCCAGTTTAAGTTTAAGGCGGGCGAATCTAAAAAAGCGGGTATGCTTAATTTCAAACACCCCGTAAAGGAAATGTTCTTCTTAGCAGTGAGTGATGACGTTCACAAACTCAATCCAATAAAACACGTTACCATGAAGTTTAATAACAATACAATAATAGACGCCGATAATTTAATGTTAAGTTACGAACAACCTTTGAAATATTATACGGGTGTTACCGAAAACAATTTCGGGGTATACAGTTTTTCACTAAACCCGGAGACGTATTATCCAACGGGTCAGGTTAACATGAGTAGAATAGCACACAATTTAATTGAAATTGAACTCGAATCACCCGATACGAACTACGAACACAAAGTATATGCATATGCCGTAAACTATAACGTGTTACGTATAAACAGCGGGCTCGGAGGTTTAAAATTTTAGTGGGTTATAATAGTAATGGCTGGTATTGTTCAGTTAGAAACATCGGGTCCACAGGACGCTTTTTTCACGGACGATCCAGAATACACGTACTTTATAAAGAACTTTCAAAAACACACGAACTTTGCACCTTTCTTTGTTGATTTAGATGTCGATGGCGAAATAGAGTTTGGTAATACCATAAAGTGTACCATTCCTCAAGACCAAGGTGACCTTTTAAAAACCGTGAGTTTGAAAGTTGAATTAAGTGCTATAGATCAAAATTTAAAATCCGGATACGACGGGTTTGGTTATGTGGAATCGATAGGTCACGCCATGATTGAATACGTCGAACTCGTCATAGGTGGTGAAGTTATACAACGTGTTCCGAGCGATTTCTTAGCGATTTATTCAGATAACTACGTCACACAGACGAAACAACATAATTTAGCCAAACTCGTCGGTAAACCACCCCTCGAATTTTCGGGTACACCCGTTGTAAATAACTCTATTTTGGGATACCTCGGGTACGCAACCTCCGATACCAAATATTTTGTCGATATACCGTTTTACTTTTATAATAACCCCGAACTTGCTATTCCATTATGCGCCATAAGTAAACAAGAAATTGAAGTCGTTATAAAACTGAGAGACGCGAAAGACTGTATATACGGTATAGACACAACATACTATCTATCTACTTATACCAATGAGTCTCCAAAAGGTCTCATAAAAAGTATAAAACTAACCACTGAAATGGTTTCGTTAGATGAAGAGGAAAAACAGAAGTTAAGTAATCAAAGAATAAATTATATAATTACACAAATACAGGAAAGTAAAAATATAGTACCAATAAGTGCAAATATAGACAATTACATAGATGTTACTCACAGACTCCAATTTAAAAATCCCATAAAAGAACTTTTTTTTATAGTACAAAGATTAAGAAAAGTTCCAGATGGTCATTTTGTATCTAATTTTGATTATGATTCGTCATTTCAATTGTATAATAGTGAATATACCAATTATGAACACTTGAAAAGTTTGGAACTCATACTCGACGATTCGGTCATATTGAATGAAAAAACGGGTAGTGTTGTTAATTTACGCGCGGTACAAAGTGGTATACACCACACGCGAACACAACTATTCAGAAGATACTACTCGTATAGTTTCGCACTCGAACCAGAACGGTGGTACCCCACGGGTCAAAGAAACTTTAGTTTAGTTAAAGATCAAATAGTAAAAATGAAAATAACACCCGATACATATGCACAAAGGGAACTTAGAGTTTTGGCGCATAGTTATAATATACTCCGTGTAGAAAACGGTATTGCTAAAACACTGTTTAACGTATAATATAATGAATCAACAAGAAAAAGACGCAGAACAAACCATCACAGAAAACATTCAAAACATGGTTTTGGATATCATGTTACCAGTTATAGAGAAATCGGTATTATTTGCAGCCGAATACGCTAAGGCGTGTGGACGCGATACAGTTTTACCAGAAGATATGGAATACTCCATGAAGTATTGTGTCATGCACGAAGTCGGAAAACACACGGGGTCCATGTTCCCGGAAATTTACGACGACGAAGACGAAGACGAAGACGAAGATGACGACGAGGACGAGGACGAGGTTTTTGTAGACGATACGGATGTAACCTTTACGAGGTACACAGGAAGGGAATACAAATTCGTTAAAATGAACATGGCGTACGATAATTGGAGTACGTGGCAACCAAAAAACCCGTCAGAACAGCTTTTAAAAAATGCTATAGATAATAATGAATACTCAAACTCCGAGTGGATGGACGACGAGTCGTGAATATTTCAAATTATCCGACGAAGATAGTCAAGATGATTCGGACTCAGACTCGGAATCGGAATCGGAATCGGAATCGGAATCTTCAGAGTCAGAATACGAAGGTGGTAACCCGAAAATGTTAAAAGGGTACCTTAAAAATACGAAAAAGTATAAAAAAATTTTATTCGAGGACGATTTGTTCCCAGAATAAAATCTGTTTCTATAGTATAAAAAATGTCTACCGCAGCCGAAACTGTTACGCTCGTTACTCGTGAACTCGAAACGCAATCCCTCAACGCGATCGTCGCGGGTTTTTCCTTCGCCGCCGCTTTGTCTTGGATGGACCTGGTCAGGTGGTTGGTTAACCAAATCGTCAAGGTCAACAAGAACGGTGGTATGAACTACACGCTTACCGCTTTGCTCACGACGCTCCTTTCCATCGTCGTATACATCGTCGTTTCCAGATTGTCGACGCGTGTCCAAAAGCCAGGTCAACCAATCTTCGCGGTTACTCGATAAGTCTCGCTTGTTTTTTAGTAACAAGTAGTAAGAATAGTCCAGTGGCGACTATTACAAATATAGATATAACACCATCCCATCTACGCGGATCCTCCAGTTCGGGGATACTCATAGGTGGTGGTAGAGACCATTCTCTACTCACACTAGACAGGTTTTCGAGTTTATCAGTAGAACACGTTATAGCTAATTTTAAAACGTGGTTCGCGTTTCTAAACTCGTATGGTATTAACCGGTTATTACTACTATAATAAAATTGTACCCTTAAACTCGATATCGTTTTTTGCGATCCGGAATCGAAATTGTGTTCTACGGCATCGTCCGCCCCTGAATAGTTAATCACGTCACCACACAAAAGTATACGTCCGGTATAAAATGGTGATTCCGAAAAAACCGTTTTTGTAAATTCGTCCGAACCGCTACTCAGTTTCACTATAATTGCATCTGCACCTTGTAAATTAATACTCCCCGTTTCTAAAGTGTAAGGTGATGAGGTTGTAGACGAAACGTTACTTGCCGGTAAACCTAAAATATCGTGTGGTGTCGTGTACCCGTTCGTTCCCGTAGCGTACCCGTTCGTACCCCCATAAAACTCAAACGTGAAAGGTGCACTACCCGTAAACGTTATAGCATTCGTTTCCTTATCGAAAGAAGCACTCGTAATATCACTAGAGGCTGTTACAATCGCCTGTGCTAAATCCGACCCGCTATAGTTTCCGTTAGGTATAGTGACAGTACTACCATTTATATCGAACTGATTATTTCTATCGTGTATGAGATACTGACTATTGTGTATTCGTGCTGATATAAGCGAAATCTTCGACACGTCGTATATAGGGTTTTTTAGGTGTACTACATAATCACCTGGGTTTGGGTACAATGTGGGATCACGTTCACCACTATCTATATCTAAGGTGTGTACCTTCATTAAAATATATGAACAATATTTTAATGAGTGTATTTACTTATTTGTTTAACTAATTAGGAAAGGTTGTGTGATAATGGATTATTCATGAGTTGACGTTTCGCCATGTCTAAACTATTTGGAGACGCGTTTGGATTCATGTTACCTTTGTATGCGTTGAACTGGTTATAATCGTTTCGTCTATACTGTTGTGTCCAAGCCCCATCCGCTGAGTTCACTCTACCGTCTATTCGAGTCGTATCCGAACGAACACTCGTAACCATACCACCTTGGTTAAGTGGATCGGCACGTACATTCATTCTACCGGCACACCCGGCTCTATCGGCTTTACCTCTTTTATATCCCGGTCTAAAACCATATTTCATGAGTTCTTCTACCGTGTATGGTGTATCACACGTTCTCTTCTCACCTATCTTAGTTGCTGGTGCACTCAAATACCCACCAACAAAACTACTAATACCTGGTGCGGGTTGATTATTGTACTGGTACTGTTCCGTGTTTCCATCCTTCTTGTTTCTCGTTGGTTCCTGGGCACGTGTGAGTGCCGAAACCGTTCTCTTTGCACTCGCATACGACAAACCGTCCGTACGCAAACCGGTTTCCGATCTGTTCGTCGTTCTCTTCGTACGTTCGTGTTCGCCTCTTGGTGCTCTACCACTCATACCTTGCGCTCTACCTGGTACTGGTGGAAGTCGACCTTGCAAAAACGCCGTTTTCTCTGGTCTGTTTTGGGCAACTTCACCTACAATACCTCTTCTACCACCCTTCGAATCGTAAGCGGGACCACTTCGCCCTGGTAAAGTTGTGAGACGGTATGCACCCACATTTTCTGGGTTAACTCTGAAAAGCTGTTGATAACCACCGACCGAGGGTACGTCCGCGGAAACACCCAAACCTGGACCAACGTTTTGTCTTTCTATCGGGGAAAGGTTATTCATGATGCCTCCGTCATACATCATTCTATTTCTCATTGCAAGTACTTCTGCGCCCGAAGATCTCTGTTGCGGAGCAACTTCTGCAAAAGAAGCAACTTCTTCTTTAGACGTGTATGTAGGTTCAACAAGCGGCGAAACTGGTCCTAGAAACGAATCGTTTATAACAACATCCCTATCAAATTCCGGTTTTAAAACGACATCTTCTTCTATGGACTTACCTTCAATCGCGTACGTTTCTTCTGGTTTACTCAGTTTACGACCAGCATAAACAAGACCTGCTATAGCCAATATAGATATGGGATCAGCCATTCTTATTTCTTACTAACATTTTTATCGAGGTATCTTTTCTGAAACAAACCGTTTTGGAGTTCGGCTCTCGTACTCGAAGGTTCGTAAGACATGGTTCTGAGTGGAACTTTACACTCGACGTTTTGTAAAGGGTGGAAACTCCTTTCGTAGGTTTTCGCCAATACCTTGTTAAAGCGTGTAGTCGATTGTGGTCGAAGAGCATCGCTCGTCTCTATAAATTGTGCTGGAGAACCTTTACCAGCCATGTAAGGTGCGGTTCCATAGAGCATGGTGTTTGGACGAGAAGAGCCGTAATTAAGAGTACTGGGCTGAGGATACGCGAACACTTCTTCGGTTGCGCATACGGTTGGAACAGCCTTATCTTGAACGATTTTTAATCCTGGTTGGAGTTGATACGCCATTTACTATTACTTAAGATTTTGTTTAAGCAAATCGAGTACCTACTTTTAAGACATCTAAAATATAAAATTGAGATTACACTGATCTACTGGCTGTTATTCTCGCATCACCGTTTGGTGCTAAACCCGCGAACGCTTCGAGTTGTACACCTCTTGCATCTGGATCACACAATCTGGGGTCTTGTCTACACGTATCTTTTCGGGAACCGTGTATAAACTCGTAAGGAGAATCATTTCCCAAAGACGTGTTTGGCATGGTTACGAACTGTCTCGATAAAGAGTTTCTTTGGTATTCTGGTAAAGAGGAACGCGAACGAGATGGTCCGTACATAACACCGTTCGTTGTTAAATCATTAGTTTGCTTTTTAACCGTCGGGTAGTAACACGCACTTGGTCTATCTGGTCTATCGTTAAAATCACTCAAAAGAACATTACCCATTGGGTTCTCCACTGTGGGTTGTTGACACTGTCCTGTTGTACCTAATTGATTTTGAGTTGGTCTAGCGAGTGCTTCTCTTACCATATCCGTTCTCTCCATAGCATAAAGAACACCTAAAGCCGTACCGCCTAAAATAAAAATTCTAAAGTCTCTATTTATGATATAAATTATACACGTTGCGTAAATTATAAATCTTGAAGCCGCATTTATACGTTGTTCTGGAGCGAGTGTATTTGAAGGCCAGAACTCTAAAACTTTATCCGAACGAATGAGTTGTTTTGGATCTTCGAACCAAGAAGCCATTTATATATAGTGAGTTTATTTTTTGTTGCCTCCAAGCATACCCCCCAACATGCCTTGCATGGTTTTCATGAGAGCGGCTTCGTCTAATTCGGAACCATCTGCGCCCAGCTTATCGGCACACTGCTTAGCAACACTCTCAATCATGGAGAGTGTATCTTCTGGAATAGACTTGATAGTTGTACCCAACATGTAAAGGGTCTGGACGTATTGCCAAATCGCATTCTTGGTGTTTTCGGAACACGAATCCCAGTGTTTTTCCAAGTTGATATCTTTCATGAAATCGAGATTCTTAGATTCGTTTATGAAAAACGTATCGTCTTTCGCCGAAATCTTATCTGCGTACGGTGTAACGCTTGCCATGAAACCATCTACCACGAGTTTCGGGTTTGTATCTTTCATGAGTTCAAAAGCGGAGATGCACTTTTTCAAGCCTTTTTCTTCTGGAAAAGTTTTGTGTAGTTCCATAAGAAATTGACCCATCATTTCAGTGAACGCGGATACGGAAGTCATTTTGTACTGTATATAGTTACAATATCTTTAAGTTAAGTAAAGAAAATTAAAACGGTTCAGTTGATATAGATTCACGTTTACCGAGACCGTTCGTGACTATAAAAAAAACTAAAATCCCAACGAGTGCCGCTGGTTTAGTATATGCACTCAATGGTAACTTACCTTCATTATTTATTTTTGCTTTAAAGTGAATGTATCCTGCTGTAATAAGACCGGCTACGATCGCGGCAGACATTGGATCTCTCAAATAGTCTTCAAACTCCATTTAATATAATTGAGGTTTTTTTCTTTGGGTTTCGGGTGCATCCGAAAACAAAACGTCTTCTTCTTCTTTTGGTATTGGTCTTCCTGTATTTATTGTTTTGAATTCATTATCCACGAACGAAGGTCTGGGTTCTGGTTCCATCGTAGGTTCTGGTTCCGACATGGGTTCTGGTTCCGACATGGGTTCTGGTTCCGACATGGGTTCTGGTTCCGACATGGGTTCTGGTTCCATTCCTTGATCAAAACCGTCACTTTCTATTTCCTCTTGGTTTCCTTCGTTTACCTCCGGGTCTTCAAAATCACCAACTTCGGCTTCACCCAAATCAAGGTCTTGACCTTCTTGTTGTTGGGACATATACGTTTGTAAGATTTGTTGTACGGGTATGAGTTCTTTTACAGCAGATTCTATGCACGCGGAAAAACGTTCAAACAACTTATCGTTTCTCGCGTTTTCGTTTTGTGAGTCGTGGTATATGTAAGGATCGTTATAAAGATTCTCGGCGGCTTTGTTATAACACATTTGAATGAACACTTCATTCGTTGGTAACTTGAGTGATATTTTCTTGTTATCCTTACTTAAACGAACCGCGGACAAAATCTTAACACAACTCACAAAAACAGCCGCGATGAGATCGTTAAACCAAGCGCACCTATTTGCAATGTTATCACTGTGTGATTTAGATTGCGCGTCACTCCAGTTTGGAACTTCTTTCAAAAGTTTTTGAAACATTATCAAAACCTTTCTCCCCTTGGAAAGATTATAAGCTTCTTTGTACATTTCTTCGTAAACCTCTATCATAACCGGACACATGAGTATACATAATTGACCAAGGTATTCACGCTTAGCTTCTACTAATATGTTAAGGTTATCCATTTATGATAAAGCGGAATTTTTTTATGAACTAATTATCGCGTTGTCCTGTACTTATTTGCAGTTTTTTTCAAATTCACGAGTGTTGGAAAATCACCGAGTTCTTCGTTTACACTTTTATCCTCGGTCTTTTTCGTTTTTTTGGGGCGCCACGATATACATAGTTCGTATTCACCAACGCGCTGAACCATGAAACCACCTATCTCGTATTGTCTGACGATGTACTGTAACGCTTTGTGTCTTTCAAAGTGCGGAAACCCCATGACAAAAGAAGGTATTTGAACAAAAACGTGTTTGTGACCTAATTCAACCGATTGTCGTATTTTCTTAGTGATCTGTTCGTATATTTTAACGTACGTCTCTTTTCTGAGTTTGTTACGTTTTTCAGTTATACGAGATATCTCATCAATACTGATCATACAATAAAACGAAATTATTTTTTCAGAATTTAAACTCGGATCTAATTCTTGTATTTTATGTATAAACCATTCTTATACTTTTCCCATGAATTATCATCTCTGACATTAGCTTGAATTCGTACTATTAAATTTTCCATTTCAGTTTTGTTTAGAAATTTTTCACCTGTATTTCTAATGATATCCATTATACAATGGAAAATGTATTCGTCACTTGGTTCTAAAACATGTTTTGTAAAACAGGTTTCAGTAACACTCTGTTCAGTACTAACTTTATCAACAACAGATTTATTAAAACGTTGTACTCTTTCTATTTCAGGTGTTTCAATACCCCTTATCATATCCAATTTAACGGTTTCTCCAAACAACTTGTAAACCGTGTTAAGTTTACCATCCCATTTTTTTATAGATACATGTTCTTTACCTTTGGAACGGTTAAAATGTTTTTTTAATAATTGTCTCAAAGCTGGCTGTTTATAATTACAAGACACTAACAATATATAACAAGGTTTATATTTTGTATTAGAATTATTACATGTAATTCTAACAGTTTTAAAAAATCGTTCACTCGAAAATACTTTTATTATTTTTTCATCGTAACCGTTTAAACCTTGTATTCTTATTTCGTAATTCATATATAGTTGTCCTGTATAATATTTTTTTTACAAAAACGCGCTTTTTTTACTTTTTTGGAATAAGTAAAAACCACTATTTTTAACCCCTAAAATAAGACTATTAAAAGTGAAAAATAAAGGGGTGTCTATCTTTTTATGTATAGTTTTGGTTTGGGTTGCGATTTTACTTTTAAAAAAAAAGAATTTTAATTGTTATATTTTTTACGATCCTTATGACTTTTTTTATTTTGAACCGTGTGTGTTATATTTTATACTGTATATATTGTATAAGGTTTCACGGATGCGTTAGTATATAGTATAAAAATATTAATTATTAGTTATAATTTTTTTTGAAAGAAAGTTTTTTTTTTCGAACGTGTATAGGGCGTATAAATTTCGAAGTTTTTTTTTCGAAATTTTTTTATAAAAATGTGCTTTTTTTACTTTTTTGGGATAAGTAAAAACCACTATTTTTAACCCCTAAAATAAGACTATTAAAAGTGAAAAATAAAGGGGTGTCTATCTTTTTATGTATAGTTTCGGTTTGGGTTGCGATTTTACTTTAAAAAAAAAAGAAATTTAATTGTTATATTTTTTACGATCCTTATGACTTTTTTTATTTTGAACCGTGTGTGTTATATTTTATACTGTATATATTGTATAAGGTTTCACGGATGCGTTAGTATATAGTATAAAAATATTAATTATTAGTTATAATTTTTTTTGAAAGAAAGTTTTTTTTTTCGAACGTGTATAGGGCGTATAAATTTCGAAGTTTTTTTTTCAATTTTTTTTCCCGTACATTTCTTCCGAACTCATAATTTGTTTTTCGATAAAATTTCTACCCTTTATGAAATCGAGTTCACTATCCCTTACCAAATTGTAATCTACAAATTCTTGTGATTTGGTCGGTCGGACAAAAACGTCTATGTTATTTGGTTTGTCCGTGTATATGGGTTGTGTACGCATAGACATGATTGAAACTTTAGGTTTTTCGTCTATTTTGGTTTTCAGATTTTTTTCCAACTGTTTCATTTTTTTATAGTCTCGTCTCAAACGTATTTGTTCGATCTCGTTCAATTCGTCTATGTTTGCCATTCTTTCCTCGATGTCCCGTTTCGTTTCTTCCATTATATCACTCGTTTGTCTTCCCTCACCACCAAAAAATTCCTTATCGACGTCGAGTTCCTCGAACCTCGGTCCTTCGTTTATAACGTCAACGTCAACCGACACCAAAAACCCAAAATCGAAACCGGGGTTACCGTATTTTACAGTCATGAACATACACCTATACACAATTTTACCATTTTCCTTGTGTACGAATTTCTTGATCGCCGTAGTTTCTATTATGTACGTACACATACCCGTTTTTTTGGAAATTTTTTCGTTCGTTCGTAATATGATTTCTTGCATGAGGTCGTGTGTTATAGAAACTTCCTCCTCTTCGACGTAATCAGACAAATCTATTTCATCTTCAGTCAAAACTTTTTCGGGTAACGTATACGTTTCCACCCTGATTAGTAGATAGTATATAAAAAACACAAGTGAAGCGAAAACAATTGTATTCATCTATATATAACTGTGATTTTATTTAGAAAAAAAATTAAATTATAAATTTAGTTAGTAGCATGTCCCTCTTAATATACAGTCCACAGTGTAGTCACAGCATAGATGTGATTAACTTTATAAACAAACACGAAGAGTTAAAACATATTGTTTCGTACCATAACATAAACAAACTCGGTATACCACCCCAGTTCAAAAACAAAATTAGCCGCGTACCGACCATGCTTACTAAAAACGGTAAATTTCTCGTCGGTAACGAAATACGAAACTGGTTACAGTCTCTTTTACCAGTAAAGGAACTGGAACTGGTTGGGTTTGGTTCGTGTAATATGACGACTTTAGACGGTGAAGGTATGGATGAAATATTCGAATTAGACAGTTACGGCATGTCTTTACAACCCGCCATGACCCCGGAACTCGAAGAAAAAATAAACAGGAGTGTTTCGGATGCATATAACCAACAAACTAAACAATAATTAAAGAATTAAATAGAATCTAAACTAATGAAATTAGCGACCGTACAGGCATCTGCTATAAAATCAACTTTCGAAGTTTTAAAGGATATACTCAACGATGTAAACGTTTACTTCAAAAAAGACGGAATGTATATAGTTACTCTAGATACGGCGAGAACTTCTCTCGTGGACATGTATCTTTCAGCCGACAATTTTGAGGAATACAATTGCGAAAACGAAATTGTTGCCGGTATAAACGTCTCAAACACGTTTAAACTCCTGAAATCTATAACGAACAACGATGTTCTCGTGATTAAAATAGATTGTAAAGAATTCATGAACATAGAAATTCATAGCGAGTCTAAGAAATCATGTACGACATTCTCGCTAAAACTTCTGGATATAAACGAAAACCAAATCGAAGTTCCGCAAATGAACATGACTACAATAACACCCATGCTTTCGTCCGATTTCCAAAGAATATGCAGAGACATGTATAACATTGGTAACGATATAGAAATAACACGGGACGGAAAAATGTTAAAACTTCACTGCGATGGTGATTTCGCGAACCAAGAAACGAGTATTGAATGTACGGAAGAGAGTCCCAAAATTTCGGGTAAATATTCCCTTCGGTACCTTAATATATTCACAAAGGCCACGAGCATGTGTTCTACGGTGCAAATTATGCAAGAAGAACAGAACAGATTTTTAATACTAAAATATAACGTCGCAAATTTGGGCGAACTTAAATTTTACCTCGCGACTAAGGTACCCGAAGATCAGTAACGTACCCGTCTACCGTACTAACGTGTTTTACCATACCTAACGCGTTTCGTAATCGTATAGTAGGAAACTCCTGTTCGAGTGTTTCCTCGTCGTAATATAACATGTCGCTTATCTTTACTTTTTCACCGTGAAAATCGAAACGAGGTCCCGCGTACCTTTTTATTTTGTTTAGTAAATCTTTTACTGGTTTATCGTACGAATCGAGCAAATGTGCACTCACGATTGGTATGTTAAATGAAATACCATTAGATGTTTGGGGAGGCCAAGCGTGTCCCATATCGTAGGTAAGGTATTTGTACATTTTGTCATTGTACCAGTACTTCAATCGAACAACAGTCTTTTTAATGTTACCCGGAATTTGTGTATTTTTATAGTTGGTATTCATAAGATTTTTATAAAAGTGTTCGGTTTCGCCATCCCACTCCTCGAACTCGTCTTCCCAGAATTCGTCGAGTTCGCTAGGTGTTTTCTCGTTGTTTATCTCATACTCCATGGAACAATCTATTATCTCATGATCGGGTTTTGAAAAAATATTTTTTAAGGTCATGTGAACCCACACTATAACGTTAGTTAAAAGATTAAGTAACATATCTAATTAATTATTATATGGAAGGCAATTTTTTAAGCCGTTATAATAATAAGATAAAGACGTGGGAAGAACTAATACGAAATGACCCTTTAAATAAATCCATGTACGAATCCGAAATGTCGGATTATATCATAAAGTGTATGCCTTACATGAAACAGTATACCGAAGATCTCGATCGTGAAGTGAGTACGGATAACATATTTAACTGTAAAGAAACAACCGGGTTACAAAGGAAAGATATATTTGACGATTACCTCATAGAAGTTGAAAAGGTAAACAATATAGATAGACCCGTGGAAAAAAAGAAAGAGAAGTGTCTGAACTGTCCCGAGAGTAACATTTTTCACTTTTCGGATACGAGTGATCTCGTGTGCGATAATTGTGGCGCAATAATTGCAACACTCATAAGCGAAGAACTCACGTACAGAGAAGAACAGGAAACGTCCGAGAAAATCGTCAATTATTCGTATAAACGCGAGAACCATTTTAACGAGTGGTTATCACAGTTTCAAGCACAAGAAACCACGAACATACCACAAGAGGTTATAGACCAACTAAGGACGGAACTCAAAAAAATTAAAATAAAGGTTGTTGAAGAAATCACACACGCACGCGTTCGGAGTTTACTTAAGAAACTCAAACTCAACAAGTATTACGAACACGTTCCGTATATTACAAACATTTTGAGTGGAATATCGCCCCCGAAAATGCCCCAAGAACTCGAGGAACGTTTACGTATAATGTTCAAGGATATCCAAAAACCGTTCGACGATAATTGTCCGAGCGAACGTAAAAATTTTTTGAGTTACTCGTACGTTTTGTATAAGTTCTGCGAACTTTTGAGTGAAGATTCGTACCTCAAATACTTTCCTTTACTCAAGTCTAAGGAAAAGTTGTACCAACAAGACGTCATATGGAAAAAGATATGCGAAGAACTCAGGTGGGAATATATACCGACGATTTAAAAAAATGTTGCGTAAAAATATATGAATAATTTTAACGAATTAAAACCTGATGAATTGATTAATTTACTTGAAAAAACACATGGTAATAATTTACATTTAAGACCATTGAGTCCACTTAGAAACAACAAACCGAGTCCTAAAAAAACATCAAAACCGAGTCCTAAAAAAACATCAAAACCGAGTCCTAAAAAAACATCAAAACCGAGTCCTAAAAAAAGACCAAAAACAAGGAGTCAGACGAAAAAAAAATAAAAGGTAATATTAAAAAAATGGCAAAATCACCAAATCAAAAACCAAAGGTCAATAAAAGTAAAAAAAGAAATAACCCCTTACGTAAAGGTGTTGCATATAACAGTTTGAGTAACATGCTCAAAAATTTCGCGGTAAAAAAACGAAATAATCCAGAAAAATTTGAAAACATAAACGATAAGCTTAAAAGATAAAGCTTTAATACAGGTAATGAATAGTAACGATCCGTACTACAATTTCTGTTTAGAAGAAATCAGGTTCTACACAGAAAAGATAAACGAAATTATAAATGAAGGGCTTAAAGACCCTAAAAAGTATTACGAGGAATCCAAAAGTGAATGGAAAAAGATATACCAGATGATACCTATCATGTATTATATGAATCAGATGGACCAGGAAAAAAATAATTAGTTACTATAAATGTCAGCAGCGTTAGGCCTTCTTGTAATCGTATGTTGTTGTTCGAGTTCATCTGTAGGTGCTTACTTTGCACTGAGTAAAAACGCTAAGTATTACGAAGATGAAGTAGACGCCCTTGTTGATAAAATAATAGAGAGTAAAGCCGACCCAAAAGATTGTAAAGAATTGCGTGATTTCGTAATTGATAATAGTGAAGATATGAAGAAAAAGGAAGTAAACCTTCCACGTATAGGTACTAAAAAGGGTAATATTATCGAAGCTATAATGAATTGGGATACATTGAAAAGTTTGGATACAGATATGGGAAGAACAAAACAGGAAAAACTTGCTACTTTGTGTGATAGTAAAACGGGTATAGATTTAATTTCAGAAATGATTACAAAAATCAAAAACAAAGATACTTCTGTATGTTCTTACGATAATAGTAAAATGAAAAGTGTTCCAGAATTTATATGGGATGAAGAAACAGAAAATTTTATAAAACTTGATAAGTATACTCATGATGAAATTAAAAAAAATGACGTGGAAAGTACACTTAATAAAATATGTGATCCTTCATACGTTCCAGAAATTCCGTACGAAGATCTCTCGGAAAATGCTAAAAATTTAATTAGCGCTATTGAAAAAATATATGATGGTATTAGCCCAGAAAAATGTATGGATTTAAAGGAAAAATGGGACAAAATAATTGATGGAAGATCATTAGATGAAATTTTCGAAAGGGATACGGTAAAAGATCCCGAACTTTATTTCATTCTTTCAAACCCAAAACACAGGGGAGTATTAGAAATAGTTTCAGAAATTAACGATAAAATTGCCTTACGTGACAGTATTAGTACCAGTGAGTTGCCAGAAGGGGTGACTATGGTTGAAATGTCAGATGAAGAAATTATTAATAATTTTTGTATTTCAGATTTAAAAAGAAAAATAGATGAGAAAGTGGCCCTTCTTAAAAATGAGGATATATCGGGATGTGATTTATATGATGATACATGGCATGTTATAAGAGAAGATTGGAATAGTGGGATGATATGGGATAATGAAAATAATAAAATTTTAGTCGCACATAATTATGTAAGTAAAGCATTAGGCGAAACCAATGAAGATTTAATGGCTGGTAAACTCAGTGTTAAGGAAACATTGTGTGCACCACCTTCGTCGTCAAGTCCGCCCCAAACAGAATAGATCATGACACTGGAAGTATTGAAATAACTAGTTCTTAATATACCTAACTTCTAATTCGGTATTTAGTGTAGGTGGAAAATTGATCAGGTACGCTTCCGGTAGACCGGTAAGTTTGAGGTAATTATGTGTTTGTGTAATCATGACGTCATTCACGGTTTTAACCGATTTGAGTTCGAGTACAGTTTTGTTATTTATAATTAAATCGGCGCGAAGATTCCCTATTGTGTGCCCTTCAAACACAATAGGAACTATTCTCTCCGTTTCGTAGGGTATTCCGTTTTTGCGTAAAACGACTTCCATTGCGTTGTGATAAACACGCTCGCTATACCCGGGACCCAGTATTTTATATACGTGTTCGGCATACTCACGTATCATATAGTATACACTTGTTTTTTACTTTTTAAATATTTTTTGAAAGAAACTTTTTTTCGATTTTTTTATAAAAATGTGCTTTTTTTACTTTTTTGGGGTAAGTAAAAACCACTTTTTTTCGGGCTTAAAATAAGACTATTAGAAGTGAAAAATAAAGGGGTGTCTATCTTTTTATGTATAGTTTTGGTTTGGGTTGTGATTTTACTTTTAAAAAAAAAGAATTTTATTTGTTATATTTTTTACGATCCTTATGACTTTTTTTATTTTGATCCGTATATGTTATATTTTATACTGTATATATTGTATAAGGTTTCATGGATGCGTTAGTATATAGTATAAAAATATTAATTATAAGTTGTAATTTTTTTCGAAAGAAAGTTTTTTTTTCGAACGTGTATAGGGCGTATAAATTTCGAAGTTTTTTTTTCGAAAAATTTTAAAAAAAATGTTAGATAATATTAAATGGATAAAAATTTTTTATACACCACGATCGCCATCACTCTGTTATATGGGTACATGTACTCTCAGATGAAAGAGGATTTTGGGTTCACGGACGACCCACTCGATCCATACTACTTTTCACTCACGACCATGAGTACCGTGGGTTACGGTGACTTCTCACCAAAAACACAAAGGGCCAAAATTTTGGTCATGACGCAACAAGCCGTGATCTTATCGGAGATAACAAGTTTTTTAAGTAAAATCATACCTTAATTTTTTGGTTTGTCTTCGCACTCTTCTCGTGATATATTTATTTCTGGAACCTCTTCAGGCATATCAATAACGAATCTACTTTTATTATCAGTCGGAGAGACTGTCGCTACACGACACCATTTGGTCGTGACGGCACGCGTTTCTGGTATGACCATGGGTTTACACACCAAAGTCCACATTATATACATTTAAAGACTATATACTCTTTAAATGTATACATGGCCTGTTTTGTCACTTCCTGTAAACAACTCGTTAATGTTGATACGAACGAAGATCTAGTAGAAATAAACTATAACAAATACATAGAAGGTTTTGGGTACGAAAAGTTTTGTGATTACTTTAATACGACACTCCGTGGAAACATAGACGTGTCTTCTAAATCTATTCGGTACGAAAAGTTTTTAGATGCAATGGTTAACAAGACGATCGAAACCAGAAGGCGTATGGTTTTGATCCAATTGGAGAATGTTCTTTTAGAGAACAAAAATATCCATTCACTTATACGAGTTATGAATTCTGTAAAAATAATCGATCCTACTTTTAGTCCACCTTACATAAACAAATCGTGTTCGTGGCAAAAACGAATGGTTCGTGATTTTTGTAGTATTACCTTATCTAAAGTTATAAACACGTGTACTAACGATACTAAGTTAGAATTAATGTTTAAAGTACTGCAATTAATAGAATCAGAATCGATATGAGTATTAAATCGTAAGGAATTCTGTATCCCTCTTTTTTAACTTTGGCATTTTCAATTTCTGAAAGTTCGTATTTCGTAAACCCCCTATCTATATTTCTCCCTGGAAGGAGATGTCTAGATAAGGCGCACTCCTCTTCTCTAAACCCTGGTCTTCCTACACCTTTAGATAAAACATCACACGCTGGACTTTTATACTCTCCCTGTTCTGGTTCGTTTTCGGGTGGTTTATACTTTTGAAATTCTAACACGTGTTTAGAGGTACCCGATGGGAAAAAGTTTCCCGGATCGACGAATGGGTTTAATCCATTCATGGCATTGGTATCATCGAGTAATAATTGACTCATTATATTATTGCATAACATATTTTTTGTATTTCATTTTCTTGTTGTGCTGATGCCACATATCGTCTAAGTCTACGTCTAACATGTGTGCTAATTGGAAAAGGTAACTGAAAACATCACCCATTTCCATGGTAATATCCGTACCCCTTTCCTTTTTCAAGTTTACTTTTTTGAACGTTTTCTTATACTGACGAATAGCCGATGCGAGCTCACCAAATTCTTCGGTTAAGAGTAACCATACGGTATCTATGTTTGCCTTATCCCACCCTCTTTTTTTACATATTTTTTCGGTTTCATTTTTATAAAAATTTAGTGTCATTTGCTTATTACATATTATAATCTAAACTTTATGTAAGAAACATGTTATTAGTTATTGCACCTATTTTTTTAGCAATTTGGGTAGGGATATTTTACTATATATACGTAAAGTATATTAAACAAAAACCAGTTGAAATCGTGGGTCCAACACCAGGACCAGCACCAGGACCAGCACCAGGACCAGCACCGGGTCCAGCACCGGGTCCAGCACCGGGTCCAGCACCGGGTCCATCTTCGGATGTTATAGACGAGGCTATTTTAGGGGGTGGTGATGAACCAGAAGCCGATGAAGACGAAACCTCGCTCGAAAATGCACCAGTCGCCGACGAAGAAGTCGAAGACGAAGAAGAAACTACGAATGTAGTTTCGGGGTACATGATAAAAAAATAATTAATGCATAATACAAAAACTTTGTATTATAATTAATGATATTTACACGTTAATTATAGTATATTATAACCCAATTTGTTCGTTTTTACCGAACTTGTTCCCGTAAGTTGTTGTACTTACTGGTCTATCGATTGGTTGGAGACCCTGGTCCACGTCGTGGACGTACCCCATATATTGAGAAACGCCAGACTGAATCTGACCAATGGCCGTTTTAATCACGATACCGTTCATGTACCTGACCTGTTCTTGAACGTTCGTGTTATGATCACCCGAGTTGTTTATGAAAACAACGCGCATGATACTATACAAGTCGTCCGGGTTTTGGTAATCTATGGCAATACCGGTTTTGTTCTTAAAGTCTTGGCGTATACCACGCTGAAGAACGTTCATGTTGAACTCGGAAAAAAACAGAGTGTTCAGAGGTGTTGGACACTGTTTGAGTGAATTTATGTGAAGAGCGTCGCACATTTAATATAGTCCTGGAAAAAAAGTATCAGTAAATATAAATGTTAGTGCTTGCTGATTTTGATAAAGCGTATTCGACTAAACCGTGTAATTACGAAAAACCAACATGTCAACCACCAGAGTGTTTCGTTGCTTCCTACCCACCAGTTGCCAAAGTTGGTGACGCTGAGGGTAAATTTTATGTGAACACGTCTCTTCTCCAGCCCAACCGTTTAGCCGAGACTTTAGGTCCTGTGACGGTAAGAAGTGCTGATTTCAAACACTCGTGCAAATAGTTTAAAAAAATAAAAAGTAGTAGAATTAAAATAATGAGGGTCACAAAACGTTCCGGTCGTGTTGAAGACGTAAAGTTCGACAACGTCACCAACAGGATTTCAAAACTCACGTACGGATTATCGGATACAGTAGACGTTTCTAAGGTTGCGCAACAAGTTTTTTCGTCTATTTATGATGGTATCAAAACTCACGAAATTGATACACTCTCTGCTGAGATATGTATCGGTATGATCACATCCGATCCCGATTACGAAATTTTGGCGACGCGTATCACGGCGAGTAACATCCAAAAACGGGCCGCAAACAATTTTAACATTGCCATGCGTAAGCTTCACAAGGCGGGTATTGTAACCCACGAAGTTCTCGAGGTTTCGTCTAAAGTCAAGGACGATATTCAACCCGAACGTGATTACGATTTCGGGTATTTCGGTCTTAAAACACTTGAAAAGGGGTATCTCCAAAAGATCGATGGTGAAATTATCGAAACGCCTCAGTACATGTACATGCGTGTTGCTATTGGTATTCACGGTCACGATACCGAACGCGTCCTGGAAACGTACGATGCACTTTCTAAGGGTTTGTTCATTCATGCCACCCCAACTCTGTTTAATGCAGGAACACCCAGGCCACAAATGTCGAGCTGTTTTGTTGCTGGAACAGCTGTATTTACAACGAACCGTGGTCCGGTACCAATTGAAGAGGTTTGTATAGGGGATAATGTTGTCACACACACGGGTTCAATTAAACCAGTGCTTCAAACTCATAAAAATTTATTAGGTGATCGAACACTCTTCGATGTGAAAATATACAAAACACCAGGGTTTCAAGTGACAGGAAACCACCGGTTTTGGTCTATCACAAAAGAACAACTTCACTGGAAAGATGAACCCCAATGGAATAGTATAGAACACCTCCGTGTAGGTGATTGGATTTCTATACCGAAAACAAATTCGAACACTGTTTATGAAATACTTGATATGTATGAATTACTTAAGGATGAAAATGGTGCTGAACATTGGACATATTCCTTTGAATTTGACGGAACAAAAATGCGTCGTCTTACACATTTTACATCCGAATATCGCCCTAATGGTATTACACTAAAAGGTGAATGGTTTGAACGTTATATTAAAGTCGACGAAGATTTTGCTTGGTTCATTGGTTCGTGGTATGGAGATGGATGTATCACGTATCAAAGATCTAGTGCGAAAAGTAAACGAACACCGACGCACCGTGGTATATCTTTTGCACAGAACCCTAATAATACCACGTTTATTGAAAAAATTGAAAAAATAGGGTGTAAATACCTAGGTGTTCATGCGTGTATATCTAAGTCCAATAAACGAAACTGTCTATCTATATCTTTTAACAATTCTGCTATTGGAAATGCGTTTAATATTTTATTTGGGAGATGGTCAAGTGGGAAATTTTTATGGCCGAATATGTACTCATGGAATCGAAATATGGTATCGGCATTTATAGGTGGTTTAGTGAGTACCGATGGTTGTTGTACACTTAAGGGGAATGTTACGGTACAGTTAACAAACCAACCCCTCATTAAATCTATATTTCATTTATCTCGAAGTGTAGGACTCGATACATCATTGACTGTGGGGTCCAAACCATATAAGGATCGTAAACAGTATATTGGTCGTATACAATTCCCATGGATTCCCGAAATTATGAAATGGGTTTATAAACACTACGACGATAATCGTCTCTATAAATCCGAGCGAGCAAATACAACATTGGAGATTGATGGAAAAATATTTTTGCGTATAAATGCCAAAACAAGAGTGAAAGATAATTTACCAGAGTTTGTATACACCCTCGGCGTTAAAGATGACCATTCATATACAGTTCAAGGTGTGATTGCCGAAAACTGCTTCCTTATTGCAAATAAGGAAGATAGCATTGACGGGATTTATGATACAGTGAAAGAGTGTGCACAAATCAGTAAATGGGCGGGTGGTATTGGTTTACACATTCACGACGTTCGCGCGAATAAATCACACATTCGAGGTACAAACGGGACCTCGGATGGGATCATACCTATGCTTAGGGTGTATAACTCAACCGCAAGGTACGTGAACCAAGCTGGGCGTCGTAAAGGGTCCATTGCAGTTTATTTGGAACCGTGGCACGCCGATATACTCGATTTCCTCGAGATTCGTTTGAACCAAGGTGACGAGGAAGCGCGGTGTCGAGACCTATTTTCAGCAATGTGGATCCCGGATCTGTTTATGAAACGTGTCGAATCTGGTGGGAATTGGTCTTTGTTCTGTCCAGACACGGCAAAGGGTCTTTCGGACGTGTATGGTAAAGAGTTCGAAGACTTGTACGAGAAATACGAAGCCGAGGGACTTGCAAAGAAAGTTGTACCTGCATCAGAAATTTGGAAAGCGATCATTAAATCACAAAGTGAAACGGGAACACCATACATGCTCTATAAGGACGCGTGTAATGAAAAGTCGAACCATAAACACATTGGTACGATTAAATCGTCTAATTTGTGCAGCGAAATTGTGGAGTACACGGACAAAGACGAAACCGCCGTGTGTAATCTTGCATCCATCGCGTTACCGAAATACGTCGACGTCGAAAAGAAAGAGTTCAATCACGAGGAGTTACACCGCGTCACGAAAATGGTTACACGAAACCTGAATAAGGTTATCGATAAGAACTTTTACCCGACCGAAAACGGGGAACGTTCGAACATGCGTCACCGACCGATTGGTATAGGTGTTCAGGGTCTTGCTGATGTATTCATCATGCTCCGTATGAGTTTTGGTTCCGAGGAATCGCGAAAACTGAACCGCGATATATTCGAAACCATATACCACGCGGCACTCGAATCGTCGTGTGAACTCGCCGAAATGTATGGGACATACGAAACGTTTAAGGGGTCACCTTTCAGTCAAGGTATTCTCCAATTCGACATGTGGGATCGTGACCCGAAGTTTAGTGGTCGGTACGATTGGAACGCCATGCGTGAACTCGTCAAAAAGGGTACGCGAAACAGTTTGTTACTTGCACCCATGCCTACCGCCTCGACGTCCCAGATTTTGGGGAACAATGAGTGTTTTGAACCATATACGACCAATATCTATTTAAGACGAACACTCGCAGGTGAATTTGTTGTCGTAAACAAACATTTAGTCAACGATTTGAAAGAACGTGGACTCTGGTCGAAGGAAATGAAAGATCTTATGGTTAAGGCGAATGGGTCGGTCCAAAACATTATTGATATTCCCGACGATCTTAAGGAACTGTATAAAACCGTATGGGAAATGAGTCAAAAAACAATCATCGATATGGCAGCGGATAGGGGTGTATACATAGACCAAAGTCAAAGTATGAACTTATTCGTCGAGAGTCCGACGTTATCGAAACTTTCGTCCATGCACATGTACGCGTGGAAAACGGGTTTGAAAACGGGTATGTATTACCTTCGAAGTAAAGCAAAGGCGCGACCGATCCAGTTCAGTTTAGAGGCGGAGTGTGCTATGTGTTCCGCCTAAATAATTTTTTTATGACTTTATACCTCATCATCATATACGAAAAGTGTATCTCTATGATTTTGAGACGTAGCCAATTCATTACTTTCCTGGAAGATAAAATTATGTGTATATATAAATGCCAAGACGTGCTAGAAATAATAATAACACAAATTCAGAAAGTAATAATAATCAGCAGACTAGTCCGAGATCCGTTTTAAATCGTAAAACAAAATCACGTACACAAAGACGTCAACGTCGTCGTACTTCATCACCACCATCACCGGTATCACCACAAAATCGATTAATCCCGGGTTTTTTAGGAACTTTGTGGGCATGGGCATCTGGACAAATTTCTAATTCAAATAATAATCGCAATTAATATAAATGACAACAACACCAAAAAAGACTAAAAAAAATAACAGTCCAAAAAGATCATCACCCCCTTTTTCGAATCGTACCGCAAAGTCTATTGCAGAAATGTTCGAAAAACTAGAAATTAAAACACGACAAAGTAGTCCAAAAAGATTATCACCCCCTTTTTCGAATCGTACCGCAAAGTCTATTGCAGAAAAGTTCACACCAAAAAAGTTATTTTCACTTAACACACCTGTAAAAAAGAAGAAAACGAGTAGTCCGAAAAAGCACACCTCCTAGTTAAATGGTTAAGAGACAAAAATAAATATTAGTATATATAAATGAAACGATCACGAAGAGGTGACTATACACCCGATATACACAAAAATATACTACAAGAAGAACTTAGAGTCTTAAGAAAAAGGTATACAGAATTAGCAAGCAAATATGCTGAAATAATGAAAAACGATATAAATCGTTACCAAAAAACTAAAGAGTTGGAAAAATTGTCTAAAAAAATAAACAATTTGAAAAAACATATGGATAAAATTAGTAAAGCTTAAAGTTTATGTCACATGTACATTTATAAAGCATGGCAAAGTTTATAAACGCTAAAGATACATTAAAAATCGCCGATTATGACGGTCGTAAGATTTCTTTGTGTACGACCGAAGATAAACTCATGAAAATCATATTTCCACGCATGTATATGCCTTTTGGTATTTCTGGGTTTACGCCTGAGGTCGGTCCTACTAAGTATAACGTAGACTTTGCGATGAAAGGATGGGACGAGGAAGGTAACTTCGTCCAAAAATTTTATACGTGTATTCGCGAACTCGAGGAAAAAGTTATTGTATCGGTTTCGGAACAGAGTGAAACGATTTTCGGTAAACCCATGAGCGTAGAAGAATTGCGACCCATGTTTAATTCGAACGTTAAGGAATCACCGGATCGCGAACCGAAGTTTAGGGTAAAAGTTGATTCTACTATCGACGGTAAGGTTAAACCACACGTTTACGACGAGGAAAAGAACGCGTTATATGACGAAATAAAAGACGGTTTATACGCGAGAAATTCGGGTACTTCTATAGTTGAGATGAATAGCGTATACTTTTTGAATAAAATGTTCGGAATAAGTTGGAAACTTAACTCGCTCGTGGTATATGAGCCACAGAGACTTAAGGGGTTCCAGTTTATTGATGTTTAGATTCGTTTGCGTTCGTATCTGCTATATTTAGTACTGAGTACAATAGCTGTTATTAATAGACCTATAAATACTGCGAGAGATGCACCTTGAGTTGTAGACATTTTTTATTTATATTATAGTTTAGATTTATTTTCATTTAAAATAAGTATTTGGTATATGGCCTGAGCTTCTTTGAGAAGTTTGCCTCGGACCGCTACGTACGATTTAGGATCCATGCCTAGTTTAATTTTAGCGACGCGAACGGATTCGTTCCATTTAGCGAGTGTCATTCTTATTCTATTACAACATTTTCTTAATTTTCTTTTTGTATTCTTTGGTACCTTCTTTTGGTTGGAGTTTGAAACCAGTTTTCTTTGGCTTGAACACTTTTACCAAATGCTTGGACCCTTCTTCTGCGAGACGCGCGAGTGCAGCTTTTCTCGCGGCCTTGGAGATAATTCTTCCGTAACCGTCTTGCATGAGATCTTTTTTCATGAGACCACCAGTTGTCTTGAGGGCAACACCATGCCAAACTTCCGCACGTGAACCGAACGTTTTTTCAACCATTTTGTTTATATACTATACGCGGAAAATATTCTTGATTGCAGCAATTGATATAGAACCACTCGTTTTGTTTCTGGTTGGTATTTGTGTTTCTAAACGTTTATCGTTGAGTACTTCTGCACTGATGAGCGATTTGTGACCTTGGAGTGCCATCATAGATTCTTCTACACTCGGAAACCCGGGTTCGTCTATGTATACGAGTTTTTTGACGTGTACGTTTCTGGTTTGGCCCGTGCGATGACACCTCCCTATAGCCTGAAGTTCAGTCGCTGGATTCCACGAAGGTGCTGTGATATACACGCGCGAAGCGCACTGAATATTGAGACCTTGTCCACCCGCCTTTATCTGTATGAGAAAAACGCTATTGGGTGGTGCACTTTTGAAACTTTGAAGCTGGTGTATTCTGTCTTCTTTGGAAACATTTCCATCTATACGAAAAACGGGACACGTGAGTTTAGAACGAATATAGTTCATTTCGCTCTTAAACTGACAAAACACGATCGCTTTTTCATCGGGGTGTTGCGATATCAAATCGATAAGCGTTTCCATTTTTTTAGAACGTCCTTTCCATATTTCGGGAACGTCTCCGCACTTTTTAGCGGTACCGTCCAAGTACATTTGGGGCCAAATCATGACTTGACGCGCTCGTAATAAACACTCGAGAAATTGCATGTTACGCATGTTAACGTTACGCGTTGTTTTTAGAATTTCCTTGATAAGTTCTTGTGATTCTAAGAACACGTGTTTGTAAAGTTTCTTTTCTTCGGGAAACATTTCGAGTTCGACGTTATCGAAATAACACGGTGGGAGTTCGAGATTCGCGTTAAACTCTTTGAGATCGTTTTTAGTGCGTCTCAAAATATACGTATCTTTGACGTGTTTAGTCATGCCTTGAGAATACGATCTCGGTATACCGAGAAATGTACTCAGATTTATGAAATCGTGCATAGTGTTAAACACGGGTGTTCCCGTGAGTAACCATCGGATTTCGGATTTCAATTGACACGCTGATTTAAACTTTGCTGATTTTTCGTTTCTGATTTCGTGTGCCTCGTCTAATATAACGCGACCCCAAATGATTCTGTGTAACATTTTTGCGTCTTCAATGAGAAGACTATACGTTGATATAATAACGTCGTGATTACACAAATCGCTTACATTTTTTGTTCTATCTGGACCATCGTATACGAACACGGAAAGTGAAGGTGCAAACTTGTTTATTTCCTCTTTCCATTGCGTGACTATAGATTTCGGAACGATAACGAGTGTATTTTTTTGTGGGTTCCCCAACATTGTTGATATGGTCTGGATGGTTTTACCGAGTCCCATTTCGTCGCACAAAAAACCACCTTTTGGACCGTTTTTTTGATTCTCCATCGCCAACATCCATTGAACACCTTCTTTTTGGTAAGGTGCGTAGAGTTGGCCATTGAGTTTGGTTTTTACAAGGTTACACTGTGTTTCAAAACTTAACATTTTTACTTTAAAAAAATAATTAGTTTTTTTGACTTAGGTTAATTAAAACACTTGCAATTTGTACAGCGAGTGTTATTGCCTCTGCTTTTGCTATTGTATCGATATAATATTCGATGTGTTGTGGACTAAAATCGTTTGAGTTTATTAAGTCGACACAATACGGTATAAACCTCGTCGAGGCTGTTCTGAACTTGTTCGTTCTTAGTTTTATGGTTCTTTTACCTATTACATACGACACCCTTGCAACCCTGTTAAGTTTCATTCATATACTTTTATATTATTCGTCAAAATAATCGTCGTCGGAATCCGTGAAAATGGGACACTCTGGCCTGATAAGTTCTTTCTTTTTCCTCGTTTTTTTAACGGGTTCTTCTATACCATGTTCTCGGTGATACAGTACTTTATTCCAAAACGCTTCCATAACGGGTAAATATTTTTCAAACCACCCACGGTCTCTTTTAACGTTAACGACGACGAACTCTTCGGGTTTGGGCCAATTAAAGTCGGCTGGTTTATACTGAATAAAGTCAGCTTCCTCGAGATCGAGAATTTCCATACAAAGTTGGAGTTGTGGCATGTAGTGTTCGGGTACTTCCGGTTTTATTTCACGCATCATGGGACACTTAATTTCGACGAGTTTACCTGATTCGGAAACGCCATCGGGTGACCCCCCTAAGAACGAATACTTTGGGTGTGGACACAAACCAAGTTCGTGTACGACTTCGTCGTGTCTTTGTTCGTAAAGTATTCGCGCCTCGTCTTCGTACTTTTCGCCGTGTCTCGTTGCCTCGTTACCTTCAAACTTTGGACCTTTCCCACACTTTCGTAGTAGAAGTTGGTCGGGTGTTTCGTATTTGTTTACGCCAATAGCAGATGCGGCGTCCGATGCAGTAAGCATACGCATGCGTAAATCCAACCATTCTTGTGATTTTTGTGGTGCATATTCAAACTCGAGCCATTTTTTTACATTTGGGTGCATGCTAAAAGATAAACTTTTCACGTTTTTAAGCATCTTCTTCGCGAGCGACGCGTAACCTTTCTCTTAAAACACGAACGGTTCCCAAACACGCTATGTTTCTTCTTAAACACTCGTCCACGAGTTCTTCTTTTTTCATTGCCCAAAGTTTTGGTAAATTTTCGTCTATTGTACTCATACTCATATTTTCCGAATCATCTTCTTCCAAGTATGAAGTTGTTTCGTAAGTGACTTTTGGTGGTGGTTTTCTAAAAAATATTTTTAGAACTATTATAGTACTTACAAAACCACCCGCTACGAGTAAATAGTTTTTTAACATTATTTTAGATAATTGGTGTTTTTATTGTTTAAGTAGTTTAGGTGTGGTGGATAGAAGAAGCTTCTTGCAGCGTATTGTTCGGCCTGTTTTTTATTTTTAGCCCACCCTCTTCCGAGAAACGTGCTATCTACATAGACGTCTATGTAAAAAATACCATTCTCGTGTGATATGACGCGATAATCTGGTAAATTGAGATTGTTTGTTTGACAATACCTCATGAGGTGATCTTTAAAATTATCATCGATCATGATACAATTCATGTTTACATAGTTTGGGTTATTGTATATGTTTAGAATGAACTGTTTCGCGTGAAGCAAACCTAGATCCATGTAAATTGCACCAACGAGAGATTCAAAGACGTCTTCTAGAATTTTAGGGTTTTTATTCCATTCGTTACGCATACCTTTTTCGTCCATTTGAACCCATTTGTAGAGTTCGAGTTTGGTTGCTATGTTGGCGAGAGTTTCACCTCGAACAAGTTTCGTTCTTGCTTTTGTTAAAAAACCTTCCTGTTTGTTTTCGTACCTGTCAAATAAAAATTTAGTAATCACAAAACCTAATACGGAATCGCCTATAAATTCAAGTGTTTCGAAAGAACCATCTAGAGTTTCATCTTCTTTTAACGCAGATTTGTGTCTAAATGCTTTTTGGTACAAATCTATGTTTGATATCTTTGTACCAACAAGGGTCTCGACAGTTGACCTATCGATAATCATGTTTATTTGTTATTATATGTTATTATTTTTTTAAGTTACTTAGGTTGAATATAGTGTGGACTCAAATACTTTTGCAAGTTTAAGAATGTGATTTGAACATCATCTGGTGGTTGAAGAAGATCCTTGAGACTTTCATCCAAAACCAAGACTCTACCGTTGTCTGGATGCTTCAAACCCTTTTCGGTCACGTACTTATTGATGGCACGAGTAACCGCGCTTCTTGAAATGAGTTCACCTTCCGCTAAACCGAGAAAGTTTCTAAGTTTTTCGGAAACTTCTTGTTTTCGGTTAAACCCGTTATTTTGCGCACGAGCGGCAGCTTTTTCACCGTTCGGGTCGTCTTGTTTGTTTTTAACCTTTCTAACGAGTTTAGTCAAGGTCTTGATTTCGGAGCGGAGTGCGGTGATTTCTTCGAGTACAGTTTCTAAGGACATTTTATATCTATATTAGACCATGTATCTTTAAGTCATTTTTTATAAACAATGTAACTACTTAACAAAATAAGTAGTATTGTAAAAATTATAGCTAATATAAAAATACGGTTTACTTCGTAAGGGAAATCTAAACGACCAAACCCGTGAGGTTGACGAGGTGAGGCATTCTTGTCCTGACCGGGACAACCACCAGAACAACATTCTGGATCGCATGGTATGATGTATTCGTTTTTTAGTATACCACACTTCTGTTTCTCGAGGTAATCGTAACTGTTCACGTCGGCGTAACATCTACATTCACCGAAAATGTCTTCGCACGCCATTATTATTATATATGCAATATAATAATGGTAACTGCCCAACCGAAAGAAAAAAATGTAAAGAGATTACCAGACACTTTTTTCCCCTTGTTCAGTGATTACGAAAAAAGAACCATAAATGAATGGGTAAAGAAGAAAGTGTGTTTTGGTGATAAAACTTTGTATAAGTACATTTCAGAAGAGTATAGTCAGGATAATGTAAAAAAATTTAGGGCGCGTGTAAAAAGATTATACCCTAACGAAACGTTCGAAGATGCGGCTAAAGTACTTGTCACGGAATCTATTCGACCTTTAATGTACGGTATAATTGACGAACTCACGAAGTTTTTAAATCCAATGGGTGATTTAATAATTAGTGGGGGTGAAGCTACGAATTTCTATCTGAAACCCGTAGACCGTGTTATAACGACCGATATAGATACGAAATTTGTACCAAAAATGAAACCTGATGATAAGTATTTCGGTAAATTACAAGCCGTTAAACTTTTGTTATGGAACAAATTAGGTGAAATCGCACAACGTGACAATTATAAAATCATAAACAAAGTTCTTAGAGAAACGGGACAATACTATAAAGATAATTACAATGAACCTGAAACAATTTATAGAACAAATTGGGGATATAAGATCGCTCGGTTTATAGGATTAACATCTGCAACGTCTAAAAAATCAGAAGGGTACCATGTTACCAGAAGGTACACGTTAATGCCTAAACGTAAAAACGTGAAAAATGCTGCAAATGTACTCATAGATGTTGAACTGTTTACGTTAGACATGAAGTTTCGTGTGTTTAACATTAAATCGGGTAAACTCGAGGATCAAAATTTTGGTGGTATTCTCGATATTGCGTTTATGCGTCCTAAACAACTCGGGTATAACGTTGCTAAGAAAAATGTTAGAAACGGTACTATAATGACGTTTAGAAACCGTAACAAAAATATGACGTATACTAAAAAGTATAAATATATACAAGTTCCGACAGTACACTACCTCATAGAGGATATATACATGATGCAAAAGATGGGTCTCAGACCTGGTAAAAAAGATAAGGATAGAAAACGAATGTTAGCCCTTTCTCGACAATTAACATCAAAAAAAGTTTTGGGAACGGATACAATTGATACAATTGCTAAAAAAGTAGGTATAAAACTCGGTAAGTCTCCACATGCGTTTCGCAAATATACAAAAGTCGGACCTCGAGTAATGAAAAAAGCGGCTGATGTGAATCCCAAAAAGTACCAGTTATCCACAACGACGCCATCCAAAGATAAACTCAGTAAACACTTGTTTTACGGTTTGAAATCGACGAATACAAATTTAAAAACACCACCAGGGTACCTTAAAACACAATCGAATCATATATTCAATCTCGAGAAAATGGAATGGAAAAAAGTTAACAATTTGGATTACGTTAGAAACGAAACCAATTTCAGACCAATAAAAGCAAAACCTTTACCCTCAAATATAAACAATGTTAAAATGGAAGAGACGCTTTACGGTTTCAAACCTGTTAGAGACCATTGGGTTCCAAAACCTATACTCGAAAAATCGTCGATGATACCTTTTATTGGTTTAAAGAAATGAAACCAAAGCAATATATAAAATGATTTACGACTCACCATTCAAGACAGATGACGGTATGCGACACGTGAAGGCGACGACAGATGACGGTAAAAGATGTTTCATTCAGCTAAAGGGTGTTAAGGTATTGGAAGTGGATAACGAAGACGTTTCGTTTGAACTCTCAGGCGACGATAATTTGGCTAAAGTAGAAGCTGTTCATATTACGAACATTCAATCTGCTTTAGAAAAAAGTAAAGATTGGTTTGGTAAAGAAGTTTCCGAAAAAACGATCGCGAAAGCTTACATCAAAGACGAAGTTATCACAGCCGAACGTATTAGTGCATCTAAAGTTTTTGATGCAAAGAAACAACCAATTGATTTCGAGGGAATTACACCAGGTGCAACCTGTTCCGTTTTTATTGAATTTTCCGGGTTATGGTTCGCGAGATCGCACTTTGGTCCGTCATGGAATGTTGTTCAGGTAAAACTTGAAGAAGAAGAAAAAGTTCCAGAACTCGAAAGTGTAGATGATCCAGTCCCCCAAGAAGTAGAAGTAGAAGCATACCCAGAAGAATGTATGTTTGAAGACGAAGATTCAAAATAAAAAAATTATTTATTATATATAAAGATAAGATGATGAAGTTCAAAAAAGTCACTCCAAGACAGGTCTTGATCGCCCTCGCCATCGCGGTTGTAATATACCTCATGTTCACGACTAGAAGCACTTCCAAATATTCCGTAGAAGAACGCATGTATGCTCCAAGCGGATTTGAGGAGGTTGCCGGTCCATCCGCGCAACCAGGTGAAGGTTGTGAAATGAAAGCGGGTACGGGTCTCGCGTCTTCTTTGCTCCCAAGAGAAGTTGCCTCCCAAGAAGATTTTGGTGAGTTTGCACCAGAAGATATCCTCGCGGGCCAAAACTTTCTCGAGCCACGTGCCCAAATCGGTTTCCCAGAAACGGTTGGTGGTGCTTTGAGAAACGCCAACCAACAAGTTCGCGCCGAACCACCAAATTCTAAGGAACCATTCGTGTGGAACAACTCTACTATTGCTCCAGATACCATGCGTAGACCATTGTGTTAAATATTTATTTAAAGAATAAGAGTTTAGTTTATAATATAAAACATGTCCCAAAATCCTTCGGACGAACTTTCTAACAGCGTCTCTAAGTTGGTTGAACTTAACAAGCAAATTACAGAAGCCAGAGAAGATATAAAGATTTTAGTTCAGGCTGAAAAATCTTTAAAAATGCAAGTCAAGAAACTCATGACCGATAATGGTCTCGATGTTATTAACCTTAAAAAGGGTAAAATTTCCGTCAAGACAAGTTCCAGAAAACAAGGTTTAAATAAAACCTCAGTTAAAGACGGTTTGGTTACTTTTTTTGATGGTAACGAACAACAAGCTGAAAGTGCCTTAAAGGTTATACTTGATAGCTTACCAACAAAAGAATCAACATCACTCTCACTTACTGGTTTGAAAGATAAGAAACAAGAATAATAATGGTTTGGAATCAATACGTTTACGAAGCTACGCACGGTAATGATGCCGAGTATAGCGATTATGAAGATGAAGTCAACATAGACGAACCTTTACATATAAACGACTGGGAATTGGAATACCAGGACGAACTCCGATATATGTGGGGGATACTACAACAGTACTTATACGATGCAGCTCTATCACACCGCATTTTAAATTTTGCAGATTACAATGATTTTGTTGAATTTTGCTTTTACAATTCCAAATATGGAAGTTAGATTATTATGTAATGAATATATATACAAACATGCTCCCAGATATTACCTCACAAAAAGTTACTTTACCAGCCTCGATTTTTTTAGCGCTCAGTCCAGGTATTCTTCTCAGAACAGATGGAAGCAAGATTGCTTTCAGAGACGGTTTAACTGGACGAACGGCCGTTTTGTTTCACGCTCTCGTATTCTTTCTTGCATTCTCTCTCATCGCCAAGGGTATGGGTCTCGTTCTTACAAAAACAGATTTGATCGTTACGACCATGCTCTTTATTCTCCTCAGTCCAGGCATGCTTTTGACCATTCCACCAGGATCCAAGGGTCTCTTCACCTCGGGTCAAACCAGCATCTCTTCGGCCGTTGTTCATACGATCGTCTTCGCACTTGTGTTCGCTCTTTTGAGAAAGCAATTTCCTCAGTACTATTAAACGATGAAATGTTCGAGTATCTCGTTGTTGGACCGGGTGCTATGGGTGTATTTTCTATGCTCGGGTACCTCAAAACAATAGAATCTTCATTGGAAAATATTAAAGAATATTCAGGTGCATCAGCAGGTGCAATAATAATACTATTTCTCTCTTTAGGATTTACTATAGATGACATTGTATATAAGTTAGCTCTATTAAATGGTAAAGAACTCGTAAAACTAAACTTGAAATGTTTTTTAAACGAGTACGGGTTAGTCGATTTGAAACCTATACGCCAAAAGTTTGTAGACATTTTTGAATCCGATCTTACTTTTTCGGAAATAGATAAGAAAATATACATTTCGGCGTTTTGTGTAAACACGTCTAAAACGGTTTATTTTTCAAAAGATACACACCCGGATATGAAGGTCATAGACGCTTTGTGTATGAGTATAGCTATACCACTCATTTTTTCATCTTATAGGTACGATGGTTTAGTTTATGTTGATGGAGGGACACTCGAAACTTTACCAACAACACCATTTTTAGATAAAAAACCAGAAAAAATACTTTGTGTTCGTATGAAAATGGAAAATGAGTTTATAGAAGATATAAAAAACCCCAAACAATTTGCAGAAGCGCTTATTGCATCTACTTTGAACAACAGAAAACAGAATGTTATCAAGAATAGTAAAATCGTAGATATAGACATTGGTCAAACCGATGTTTTCAATTTTAACATGACATACGAGGAAAAAATGAAATTATATATGAAAGGCATATCGCTATAAACTTTTTTGTTGGTTTATATCAATATGGACGCGTGTGATCCAGGAGTAAATTCACAAAATCTTAAGACGTTCCTTAAACAAAACACTGGTATAGATTTGAAACTTTCTAGAAGTGAAATATGTGACGTATATTCATCTATCCAGGATGGTAAGTTACCATTACCACCTTTAGTTTTGAGTAGGGATAGGTCTTACATGTTAGATAGGAAATCGCCATTAACAATGGCAGATTTCGATAAACTTTTTAGTTCGTCTACTAAAGTCACGAGTATAAGACGTATAGCTAAGAAAGTGGGTGTAGCGAGACATGCGGATAAAAAACTCACGAAGGCTCAGCTCATTTCTATAATAGGTAGACGACTTCATGCGTTAAAAATTCACGAACCTATCAAGTTTCACTCTACGCAAAAAACGAAAATTATAAGAGAGAGTAATAGGGGTTTTGTAAACAATACAAACTTGAGAAATGATGAGGTAAACGGAGCAAACTTGAGAAATGAGGTAAATGGAGCAAACTTGAGAAATGAGGTAAATGGAGCAAACTTGAGAAACGATCAGGTAAACGGAGCAAACTTGAGAAACGAGGTAAATGGAGCAAACTTGAGAAACGAGGTAAATGGAGCAAACTTGAGAAACAATGCGATAAACGAAGTAAATTCAAGAAAACGCGTTTCTTTCGGTGGCTTACGACGTAAAACTTTTTTAAGAAATAACAAAAATAATAACAATCTTTCACCATATTCTATGAGTGAAAAAGTTGTGAAAGTCCAGAAAAACAAACGAATAAGTAATCTTAGTAGAATTATATCTGGTTTATCTCGTTCTAAGAATAATACGAACAGAAATAAGAATAATAATAAAAATGTTTACGAACTTGCTAAGAAGAGACGTTTCTTTCAAATGGGTAAAGATAGAGCTAAGAAATATCTTCGTAACATGGGTGCACTTAACATGACAAATTCTCAATTTAATGATGAATGGGAAAGATTATACAAAGAACTTTACCCTAAAACTATCGAATCAGAAAGTAAGATACCGTTTCGTAACAGTATAAAAAGACAGGGTTTTAAGAGACCGACATTTTTGTCACCAAGAAAAACGTCGCTTACACCAAAAACACCGTCTACGCCAAAAACAGGTAGAACTAATGTTTCTGAAACAAATGTAAAACAAATTCAATCAAATTTTAACAAAAGAATGGAACAAGAAGAATTCGAATTACAACTGAAAAAATTGACTAATTTACTTAACAGTTCCAAAAATTTAAATAATAACACGAAACAAAAATTTTTACAAAACTTTAAAACGACTAAAAATTTCAATAGGGTAAGAAAAAACATAGAAGAAAGGTTAAACATGTCTAACACACCACGAACCAACGCACCACAACCTAATACACCACGATCCAACGTACCACAACCTAATACACCACGAACCAACGCACCACAACCTAATACACCACAATCAAAACCTAATACACCACGATCACAACCTAATACACCACAATCCAATGCACCACAACCTAATACACCACGATCCAACGCACCACAACCTAATACACCACAATCCAATGCACCGCAACCTAATGCACCTAACAGAACTAATGTAAATAATGAGAAAAATAAACGCGTGCGAAACGAACAACAAAAACTTTTAAGTAAAATATTAAACAATTCGAAAAACATGACAAACGAAAACAAAGTATACTTTTTACGGCGTTTTAACAAAGGTGAAAATTTTAATACAGTAAAAGCTAACGCAATTCGTAAAGCACAAAATTTGAAAAGGAATCGACTTCAAAAAGAGAAAAATCAGGAAAACAAACGTATTCGAAACGAACAACAAAAACTTTTAAGTAAAATATTAAACAATTCGAAAAACATGACAAACGAAAACAAAGTATACTTTTTACGGCGTTTTAACAAAGGTGAAAATTTTAATACAGTAAAAGCTAACG